CTAAATTTAAATAAAATGTGCGCTGTTATTTCTTATTTTGGAGGAAAGAGTTCTTCCGTTTTTATTGACTTCATTAACAAAAAAATACCCAAAATAGGTGTCAAAAATTACCTCGAGCCGTTTTCGGGTTCTTTTGCTACCTACATGGACGATGATACATTAAATTTTGAAAATGTGGTTTATAACGATAAAAATAGACACCAAGTCAATCTAATGAAGTGTTGCGCTGAACCGGAAAAGTTTTTATATGTTCTGGAAAAATTGAAACAAACAATTCTTAATACAACCGAAACGGATCCCCAAAAAAAATGGGATTTCTATAAATCTATCTATAGAAAGTATGTAGACAATGATTTTTTAGACAACAATGACTTTGAAATGGGTGACTTTAAAAGAGCTGCAATTTACGCATTTCTTATCACTTCAAGTTTTTCCAGTGTCTATCCACGAGGCGGTGGATTTACTGGGTATAAAAAAGATACGGATAAACTTAAATTAGAATCTTTAATATCTAAATTAAAGAAAAATAAATATACACAGAAACTACAATCTATCACCGAGTTCAACAATATTGATTTTCAAGAACTAATCTTAAAATGGGATAGCCCAGAAACTTACATTTATTTAGACCCTCCTTATGCTAGATTTGACGAATCAAAGGGCGAAGACGATGCTAAGAGGCTTTTCTGGTATGGGTCTGATGCAGAAGGTGTATTTGGACCTGCCTCACACAGAAGACTTTTAGAATTGATTAAAGGTATTGAAAGTAGATGGTCATTATCATACTATTATTTCCCACTCTTAGAAGAGTTATTACCGAAAGATAAATATCTTTGGTTTGAAAAGGAAGTTAATAGAAGTTCCGCAAACGGTGGGAATAATCATGAGTCAAAAGGCAAAGCCGAAAAAGGAGTCGAACTACTGATTCTAAATTATGATCCAGTAACTGGTGAAAGAATATAATATATAAAATAAAAAAATAATTATGAAAATCAATAGTGACGTTATTTCAGGAAACGTAATTAGAGACACCGAAGTCTATGTTGTAGAAGACAACAGATTCTTAAATAACCTTTGTGTATCAAAAACAATTTTACACCCAAATAAAGAAACTTCTGGGCATTCACACCCTGGATTAGAAGAAGTTTATTTCTTTAAAAGTGGTACGGGTATAATGCAGTTAGACGACCAAAGAATAGATGTCAAATCTGATGACATTATTTTGATCCCTGACGGGGCCTTTCATAAAGTTTTTAATACCGGAAACTCTGATTTAGTTTTTGTTTGTGTTTTCCAATCTTACGAAAGGACTAATTAATTATGCAATTTACTGACCACTTAGATAAAATAAAAGAACTTGGATTCACTATTGAGATAATCTGGAATACCGCTGTAATAATTTCCTATGAGAATCCGTCTTGGGGCTCGTCTACATCGAATCAATTTGGTTTCAAAGTTCTTTATTGTAGTTATTTATTTAGAGATGACTTCACATTTGAAGAATTAATCGAGTGTTGTTGCGATTTCTTTTATAGTTGGTACAATAAAAATTTAGCCACACTCAATCAATACGAAACACTTCAAGTTGATGATATTTACGAAAAGTTGATAGATTCAATTTTAGGAGATATTACTAAACAGGTTTACAGAGACAATTCAATAGATCTAATATTTGAATAAGACTAGCCCCACTTTTCAATACTCTTTCTAAACCTTTCGATATGGGAGCTTAAAGTATCAAACTTTTGCATAAAATCTTTGTCAAAGTTGTAAAGGTCCTCGGTAGTCAATTTCATCATCTCATCATCTCTTTGATCGGAATTTTTTGCTTTTGTTTTCCAAATTTCGATTAACTTCTTTGGATCATATTTGTTTTTTGGGTGAGCCGAGAATAAAAATCTGGGTAAGTCTTCCATCATTATTCTATGACAGGTCACTATTTGAGCAGCGTTATAGGGTTGGATGCTATATTCCAGTCGTAATTTTTTTAATTCTCTATAAATAATCTCATGTTTTACTTTTATAAAGTGATTTCCTTTCTTTTTTATATCCTGTTGAAAGTCTAATTCTTTAATATACTTATCAAAAAAAAGTATTCTAATCTCAAGTGGTATAAAGTTGAAATTTACACATGTAAAAAGAATATTCGATTCATAAAGTTTCTGTTCGGTTATAAATACAGGTGAGTATCTTATCCAATTAGAATCATCTTTGTAATGTAGAAAATAAAATTTTCCCGGTATCATCAGTCTTACGGGAATTGCTTTTATTTGTTCAGTTGATTTGGTGTAAGATTTATAAAAATCTATTGAGTTTTCTTTGAAATAACTTACCGGGTCGTTAGAACTAACCAATTTATTTAGTTTAAATCTATCATATAATTCACCCATTTACTCAGAGATTGTTTTATTTATATATAAATTATGATAAACGCTAAACCCAACAACTCAAACTATAACCAGGGCAATTATATTCCAAAGTTTAAAGAAAAAGTGCTGAAATTAAATTCACTTGGAGGCGTATTTTTTCGAAGCAGTTGGGAGAAAAAGATAATGACTTGGTTAGACCACAATGATAAAATATCTATTTGGGGCGCGGAATGTTTGAAAATTCCATACCAGATGACACACTTTGATAAAGGTGATACTAAAATAAAAGAACACTCGTACTATCCTGACTTTTATTATGAAATGAAAATTAATGAGACTCTAACAAAAAAGGTAGTAGTTGAAGTCAAACCTCAAAAAGAATATAACATGGTGTTAGCCCTAAATGAAGGCAGATTGGAAATTCCTGAAAACAGGGGAAAGAAACTCAAAAACTTTGAATACGATCTAAAAATGGCTTATAAAAATAAACAAAAATGGGACACTATGATTTCTTGGTGTCAAAAAAAGGGATTTGAGTTTATAATAATTACAGAAGATCACTTAAAAAAATTTAACCTATAAGTTAAACAACAACAAACTAAGTAGAACGATGTTTACCACAGGAACAATACGGTGATATCGTGAATACAATGATTTATTTGTATAATATAAAGGAAATCTTAAAATAATCAAAAAAGATAGCACTAAATAGATATTAGAAACTTGTAAAAATATACCAATTAAGAGCCAGATTATAAAAAGAGGCTTAAGGCTATAATAAACTAAATCTAATTTTTTATTGAAATCCCTGACTCTAATCGGTTCATCTAGTCTTTTATAATGGTAGATATAGTAAGAATTAGAGAAAATGAAAATTAGTGAAATAAGATTAAACATTATCATAAACTTCGATTCTTTTTAAACTTAATGAATTATTAAATTCAACTTCTGAGAGTCTTATATCGGATTTTCTTTTTAATATTTGATAAATTGAATTGTCAACATAAACAATTTCTTGCTTACCGACCGGTCGCTCTGTGGTATTTCTTTCTAAGTTTTGTAAAAAATTATTTCTAGAACTTAATGAAATATGCAAAGAACAACCATCGGATTGAATAGAATTATCAATTAGCCAAATTTCCCAAAGTTGAATATAGACTTCTTTCATTAAAGTATTTGAAACTTCTATATTATTAATTTAAAACTTTGTTGAATAAAAAAATAAAAAAAATAAAAAAATGAAAATTAAACTAGAATATATCTGGCTTGATGGGAATGAACCACAGAATTTAAGAAGTAAGACCAAAATTGTCGAATCAGATGGATTGGATAATAATATTGAACTATACCAAATGTGGTCTTTCGACGGAAGCTCCACAAACCAAGCAAAAGCAGGTCGTGGTGAAAATACAGACTGTTTACTTAAACCTGTTTTTGTAGTAAGAGATCCGCTAAGAAGTGTATATGATAAACTGGTACTTTGTGAAGTTTTGAATCCTGATGGAACTCCACACATTTCAAACAAAAGACACATGCTTTCAGAGACACTGCTAGAATTTAATATAAATGACAATGTTGAAAAAAATGATTCTCCTTGGTTTGGCTGGGAACAGGAATACACATTAACTCATAAACCAAAAAGTCCATTTTCAGATGGTGTAGGTCTGCCTTTAGGATTTACAACAGATGAGCCATCAGAAATGCCAAGACCACAAGGTGATTACTACTGTGGAATAGGAGCCGATACAGTTATTGGAAGAGAGATTGTTGAAAATCACATGAATATGTGTCTAGAAATTGGTCTGGAAATTTCTGGAATAAATGCCGAAGTTCTTCTTGGGCAATGGGAATATCAAATCGGACCAGTTACTCCAATTAACGGTTCTGATCAACTCTGGATATCTCGTTATATCTTACAGAGAGTGGCCGAGAGATATAATACAAACGTATCATTACACCCTAAGCCTATTAAAGGTGACTGGAACGGCACCGGTTGTCATGTAAATTTCTCTACTCCATCAATGAGAGAAAATGGCGGATTTGAAATTATCAAAGAGACTATGTCTAAATTAGAATCAAACCATATCAATCACATAGAAGTCTATGGCCTTTTTAATGAAGAGAGACTAACAGGTGAACACGAAACGTCTGGTATACATGAATTTAGTTTTGGATATAGCACACGAGACACATCAATTCGCATACCCGCTCAATCTGTGATTGATGGAAAAGGATATTTTGAAGACAGAAGACCCGCTTCAAACTGCGACCCATACTTAGTCACTGAGCGTATGATTAGAACTGTTTTTACAGATATTTAAATATTCTTTTTAGACTTCTCTATATCAATTATTTCTTCAACATCTTTTTCTAAGTGTTGTTGTTGTTTTTCAATTAACTCTGTTAATTCCTCAATTTTTTTGGTCATTTTGTACATATCGCTCATCATTTTATCTGATTTTTCACCAGATTTTCGAGCTGTGTATCCGAGCACTGGTAGAGCTAAACCTTGAAATACTACTGAGCAAAGATAAGATGCCCACGCTACTACTGTTGTTGGTTGAGTGTAAAAAAGTGGAACAGCAACAAGAAAACTAATCACATAAAAAGTTAACATAATTGATAGAACATAAGAAAGTCTATCTGCTAGATAATCGTTGAAATTGGATATAATTTTTTTTATTTTTTTCATAGTGGTTTTTTCTTATATATTAAATAAAAAAACCTAATCAATTTTTTGATTAGGTTCGATTAGGTTGTTTTTTTTTATCAGATTGAGTGTAGACCTTGTCCTTCATTAGATCCTTCAATAGAGAGCAGTTTTATTTGATTATCGCTGTCTCCTTTTTTGGAGTATATTTGGTTAAATCCCTTGGCCAAGCCGCGTTTAAATATCTCCGTGAAGTAGGCAAATGCGTTAGTCGATTTTTCTTCATTGAAATTATACCAGTTTTGAAACATATCTAACAGACCCGATTGATAACAATCTAATTTGTCGTCATTTGACCAGTATCTCATTTTTTTAACAGTTTTCTTTGCTAAGAGTTCTAGCATTTTTTCTGCGTTTCTTGTTAATTTTCCTTGTGCTTTAGACACGATAATCTCTACGAAGAGATCTTTATTATTTAGATAAATGGCTTTAGGATTATTTTTTTGAATAAAAAATCAGAAAAGTATTTTTTATTTAGTTTGGAATTTTGAATTAGTTTTAATTTTCTTACTGTATGAATCATATTAAATCTAACTTTTTTTTCATGTTATATACTTATTCATCAAAAAAGTTTATTAAAATAAAAAACCCTCTTAAAAAGAGGGTTTCAAAATTTATTTCAAATAATTAAAGTTTAATTCTTTCGTTGTATTGTAATTCTTTTACTCCGTTCAATTCGGATTCAAGAACCGTTTTTCTTTTTTCTAAGTTTTTAAGTGCTGTTGTTAATACTTCAGACTCTCCGATTAGTTTGATTGAACTTTTGACTTTCTCAATATTGAATTTAACATCTTCTAATTTTAGTGTTACTTCTCTTTCTTTATCTTCAAGTTTTCTCTTAACAACTAATTCTTTTGAAAGTTTGTCTTCAAAGAAATATGTTAAATCATAATTTAATTCATTCTTTATTTCATTAACAAGTTCTAATGCAGATTCATATTTAAAGAAGGAGTTTCCGTATCTTTCGTCGCATCTATAAAGATAGACATTATTTTTATAGTTAAAAGCAAAGCATTCCAAATAAGGATTTATCAAATTTGTTACTCTTTTAACTACGTCTAATTCAACGAATTTATCTAAGTTTTCAGATACTGTTTGTAACATTGGATAAAAGTTTTTGTTTACAATCGGCACAATAGGAGAAGAAAATAAAGATTCTAAAGTAGTTTCTTCGTTTAATTCATCATCGTTTACAAAAAGTAAACCTTTCTTTGAAACAGACATCCCAAGTGTTAGATATTCGGATATTCTAAAATTAATTCTATCCTCAACAATTGTAGCATAGTTCATAGCTGTTTGTAGAGTTCTTAAAGTAGTCAATTCCTCTTCGTTTTTAACATTATTTTCTAAAAGAGTCTTTTCAATTGAATTTTCTGTCAAAAGAAACCAAGAATCTTTGATTAGAGCGATGTGTCCATCTTCTACTGTTTCAACAATTGTGTAAACGGATTCAGATTTGCCTCCACTCAAAAGATTTGCTCTTTTTTCAGGTGATTTTGTTAAATTGTGAACAAATAATTTAATTTCCGGAACCCAATCATATACAGAAAGTTCATTTAATATTTTTGAAAGTCTATCTTGGTCAGAATCTAAATTAATTGTTTGTAAAATGACATTAATTGGCTGTCTGTAAAGCTCACCTTGATTTTTTGAATTAAGTACATTATATAAGTTTTTTAACTCATATAATAGCTCATAATTAGACATATCATCGTTTAGAGATTCGAGTAGAGACTTTACTGACTTGTCATAAGTATAAGGCTTTAATCTTTCGTTTAATGACATAACGATGTTTTTTTCTGAATGCGTGTCACATGCATTCATATGCCCTTCGACAATTTGACAAATTTCTTCTTGGTCTAAGGTTAGACTCCTTTTGAAATTGAACAATTCTAATTTAAGATTCTTCATATTTTTTTAAAATATTTTTTAGTTTAATACTCTATATATTATTAATTAAAAGTCAATTTTTTCTTTTTTCCTGCTGGTAAACTTATGAATTTGGATTTGTTGGTCGGTTCGAGCCTCCTTTTGGAGGAGATGGATTACTACCAGCATTGATATTATTCAACCTAGCATTTTTTTCTCTGGCTTGTAGAATATTATTGAACCACTTTGTTCTTTTAGGTGCTATCATGAAATAATCAGGATCATTAAAAAGACTCGGATTTTGTTTCTTTTTTGGAAATTCTTCTGGAAAAACTGGGGGTATGTTAACATTTGCACCCGTGGCTCCTGTAATTGGTGGAAATGGTGGCTGAACAAACGGGGGCTGAAGTGAACCATCGTTTATTGGATATTGACCAACTGGGAAAAAAGCCGGTGGCTCACCATTTGTTCCTTCAAACGTAGATCCATCACCATATGTTCTTGTGTAACCCTCTGAGTTGATTCTGTCTTTTCTCATTGCTGGGTAGTAAGTGTGTACTTCAAAAGAAACTTTAAGTGTTATTGAATTATCCGACGTCAGATTTTTCTCGCGAGATATCTGAATAGTATTTGTATCCGGCATCAGTATCATGGCGTCTATATTCATAAAATTGTATTCAAAATACATATATTTATACATCCAAAGTGTGTCCATGATAGCTTGAGAACATTTGAAAGTGTCTACTTCAGACGACAATAACACAGTTAAGTCGTAATTTACAGTTATAGGAATACTTCTAACTCTGGCTAAAATTTTTCTAATTTCGATTTCGTTTTCCACTACCATTCTTAGCCAGACATTCGGATTTGCAAATTCATCTGATCTTATATTAAATCCTGTCATCGTCAAATGGCCTCTTGGAATAATATCAGTGTTTAATTCAACAAAACGATTTTCAGATACAATATCATCGCTAAATGAGTCTAGTAAAAACCTCTCATCACCTGTCAAAGAGTAGTAAAAAGGCACGTTCACATTTACATCACCTGAGCTGAATCGATTCACCCATTTTATTTGACCTTCAAAAGTGTCCAATACACAAACAGTAAGGTCTCTAAAAAAAACATCTTCAAAATTAAACCTTTCACCAATCATTGAACTATATATAATTTCAGAGGTCTTCTAAATTTAACTTTTGTAATTTATTTGTATATAAACATTATGAGTTCAGTAAACCAGTTACTTTTATGGGAAAAATGGCGACCAAAAACGTTAGACGATATGGTTTTGTTGCCAAGAATTCGTGAGTATTTCACAAACGGCGTGCCGAATAATTTTATATTTTATGGCCACTATGGTACTGGTAAAACGACTTTAGCTCGAATTCTTATTGGTAAGTATGATAAAAGTAAACCACATCTTGAGTTAAATTCTTCACTATTTACATCAATAGATGTTTTAAGAAATAAAATTGACGATTTTTGCAAGTTCTCTTCTATTATGGACGCTGAATCAGATATGAAATATGTTTTTTTAGATGAGTTTGAAAGAGTATCCGCTCAGTTTCAAGATGCCTTTAAGGCCTTCATCGAGAAATACAATAAAAATGTTCGATTTATAATAACTACTAATCACATTCATAAGATTTCCGATGGTATAAAGTCCAGAATTCCTCAGATTAATTTTGATTGTCTCAATGTCGAAGAAGAAAAATATATTCAACAACAAATTTTTTTAAGAATAAGAGATGTTATACTACTAGATGAAAATAAAACTTTACCAAAACAGGACATTGTCAATATTGTTAAAAAAAACTTCCCAGATTTAAGAAAAACATTAGTTCACTTACAGGATTTCTTGACAACTGGGCACCAAGATTCTTTGGGCACCAGCGTGTCAAACCGATTAAAAGAAGAGTTATTCTCGGCCATATTCGACAATCAAAACGATTACGAAAAAATATACCATTTTGTTAACTCAAAATTTGGACCAGAAAAAATTGACGATATGTTAAATATTTTAGGAAAGCCTTTTATAGACCATGCTATTGAAAGAGGTGTCAAAATAGATAAACTATTCCAGTGTAATTTTATTGTCTCTGAATATCATCCAAAAATCGAAACTTCATTAGACCCAATAGTTCTGGCGATGAGTGTAATAGGAAAACTCCGAGAAGCAGTATCTGAGAGTTAGTATATTTATATATAACTTAATGGAATCAAGTTTTATAGATTTTTATATTAGATACAAAGGTCATCCTAAATTTCGAAACACTGAAATAATCGAAGATGATGTGGTGAGAGTTATCATACAGAAATGGGAAATGATTATATTCACTAATAAAGGTGACGTATTGGCTAATCCTGAATTAGGTTCCGATTTAGTAGAGTTGCTACATGAGACCAGATTATCCGCCGATGCAATACAATCAGATTTAATTCAGCAGATACGCAAGTTCATACCAGAAATAAATGATATAGAATATTCGGTAGTAGTTGACTTTTTTGAACATCCAGAAAAACATGAAGAATATATGACAATAGACTTTACAATCGCTGGATACGAGGTCAGTGCGGTGATAACATAATTTTTAATTAAAAGGGTTAGCAAAATAAACAAAAACTAATTTACAACCTCTTTGTAGTAAGATAAAAAGAGATATTAAAATTGATTTTATATATAGTTAATGGTTTGTATTAAAAAATTCGAAAAGTTTCAAAATGAATCTATATTAGTAATTGTAGATGTTCAAAAGTCATTTAAGAAGTTCTTTAGTGAAATGTATTTAAATGAGTTGAAAAAGTATTGTAATAACTTTACTGATGTTTATCAAATATTTGATAATCATGTCCATGGTAAGAATCCGGATAAAGATTATCTATATGACCATAATCCAGATGTCCCAGATCATAATGATATTTATAATTTCCCAAATCAAAAGGATATTATTGAAAAAAGATATAACTATGATGTTGATGTTGAATTTTATAAAAAGATTCTAAGTAAAGAAGTTTATCAACAGATTAAGTCTCAAGAAAAGACTCTAAGTAAAGGTCAGTATTTTCCAACAGAAGAAGGTACTATTATAGTATTCATTGGAAACAATCATCAGTGGTTTCAATGTCCCGTTAAATTGTATAACTTACTTCAAAAGTTAAAAGGTAAAGAAGTTACTATCGTAGGTGGTGCTGACTCCGAGTGCCTAGAAGATATTATTACAACAGCTGAATCTTTGGGTGTTAATATTAAAAGGGATTGGAAATATATCTACTCAGCTAGTCATTGCCCTATTAGCTAAACTTACCTATTTGTGCATAAACATCATAGTCAGCATCAACCACTAAAAGCGTTTTTTCTTTGTGATTTTCGTCTTTGCCAACTTCATATCTTTTGTTCTAATTTGTTGAACATAGACAAATGCTCTTCTGATCTGTCTATGTTTATCAATTCTAGTGGAAACGACTTAATTTTTTTACCCACTGATGAATCTATAATAACTCGGCCAAATAAATTAGAACCCGAAATGTATATTGAATCAAGTATACACATTTTGCCATCAAAATCTTGACTTATTGCCACTGGAATTAGAGGTTTTCTAATACCGACTTTTGTGAAATCTAGAAGATTTATTTCTCTACTGTTAAAACTAAATCTACCACCTAGTTTGGTCCAGATTTGGTATAAATTACATTCACCTCTGCGTCCGTCGTTAACAAATTCTAAGGCGTCGACAAAGGCCTCAAATAACTTAAGTCTTTTCATACTTAAGTATATATTATTCTTATATTTAAATAATTTAGTTATTATATAAAATATCAATCACTTCTCTATCAATAGGTGCATATTCTGTGTTACTATTTGAATTTTGATAGAAAATGCTTTCTGGATATTTTTCTGAATCATTAAAAAATCCTAATGATTGTGTAAGTTCTTCTCGTAAAATACTTTTTTGTGAAATTGTATCATCACCGGACCCAACCATTTCAACATACATTACAGATCCAGACGAAGGATAAACTTCAAAATATCCCCAATTTCCTCTTAGATTTTCTTCTTGAATTTGTGGATATAAAGTTTTGAACCCTTCTTTTGAGCCTAAGAAAATAAATGTGTTTGCTTCACTACGATTTTTTACAATCTTGATTTCAATCGTATTAATAATTTCATTGAGGTCTTTCACAATTTTATCTAATTCATCCATCATGTATTGAGGACAAGATCCATGAACATAGATTTTAACGTCTCTTTTCCATTTGAACGCTTTATTTACACCACCGTATTCATCACGAAGACATATTTCTTTATAGTAATCCAATGCTTCTTGTGAATGATGGCTGTCTATTGACACTAAATCTGTTGACGTTGATTCGGTTTCTGATGGTCTTTTAGAAAAGTAGAAAGCGATTAATATGATTGATGTCAAAGCCAACCAGTTGATTATTTTTTTCATATCTTTTTATTATTTATAATGATATTATTAAAAATCAACTAGTTTATATTAAACTTTAACTCGTTGGGTTCAAATATTACTCAGCTGGAAGTTCTTCGGTTCCTTCTTCTTTAGACTGACCTTCTTCTTCTTTAGACTGACCTTCTTCTTTAGACTGACCTTCTTCTTTAGACTGACCTTCTTCTTCTTTAGACTGACCTTCTTCGGCATTTGGCTCTTCGAATTCTTTGTCTTCTGGCTTCACCTGTGATTGAGATTGGCTTTGAGCTTGACCTTGAGCTGGCTCTTCAGTCTTTTCAGGAGCCTCTTCAGTTTCAGGAGCCTCTTCAGTCTTTTCAGTAGCCTCTTCAGTTTCAGGAGCCTCTTCAGTCTTTTCAGTAGCCTCTTCAGTTTCAGGAGCCTCTTCAGTTGATTGAATTTGAACTTGGTCTTGCGACCCTCCCATTAAAATGTTCGATGGTATTTTTTCAATATCCAGATTGTTTAAGTTAATATACTTAATGATTTCTTCTGCGATATCGACATCTCCGAAAAATTGTCTCAGGTTTTTTCCGGTTGTATCTTTTACCTTTTTAACATAAGCGTTAATCAAAGACTGTGGTATATCAACCATAGTCTTAACTTTGTAAATATCGTTAACTTGAAGAACGGATTCTTTAATAATCTCCTCTCTGTTTTTTTTGATACGATAACTTTCAAATGTTCTAATGTGTTTCATTTTCTATTTGTAATTTTTTTTTATGTTTTATATATTAAATAAAAAAACCAATTTTATTTCAATGCAAAAAACAGAAAAGTAGTAGCTAAAACTCCAAGTATACCAGCCCCATAGGCTATATTTCTTTTCCTTTTAACGGTTTTTAGTTCATCTTTAAGTGTCAAGATTTGATCCTCTTTTAGTTTTATTTGAGAATCACAGTCGGCATTATTTGTTTCGCAATTGGAAATCTGTTGTTTTAAATTTTCAATTTGAGAATTTTTATCCACTATTTGACTCTTTAACAGATCGGAACCTGAGTTAAGTAGTTTATTTTGGTTTTCAAGTTCATTAATGACTTTGATATATTTTAGGTTCAAACTATCACATTCTGTTCCTGCTTTTTCTAATAATTTGATAATTTCTAGGTTATTGTCTATTTTCTGAGCCTGTTCATAAGAAAAAATAACAATTTTTTTCCCAGTGGAGTCGGTCGATAATTTTGGGTAACCGTTTTGGCTAAAAGAGACAAAACTAATAAGTATTAAAACTATTGTAAATATCTTTCTCATATTATTTTAATTTTTCTTTTAATGATTCAATTAGATTATCCCCTTCCCTATTAATTGGATTTTTCTTTAAGTCTTCAACTCTTTTTCTAGTCTTTGTTAATTCAGTTTTCATATCACTGAGATCTTTTTTAGATTGAGACAAATCGATTTTAGCTTGAGATAGTTGATATTCTATTGATTGTATTTTTGAATCCCTTTGGTCAATTTTATTTTGATAATCATTGAAATTATCTTTTAACATGATATTTACTTGATCCAATGAATCTCTACTTTTTTGGAGATTTTTATATTCCGTTTTGAGCCTTTTAAGTTCTCTTTTAGAAGCCGAATCACTACCTTTGAGATACCACATTGAAAAGAAAACAATGCAAAACAGAAGTAATAATAAAATTAAACCGGTCTTTAAATCAATTTTTACAGACATAAAACTTTCTTTTTTTATTATATATAGAAAAAAGATTCTCTTTTTAAATAAAAATTTATATGAACTATAGACGACTGGTTTCTTTTGATTTCGATGATACTCTTTGCCTTACTCCAACGGAAGAAAGTGGGCGAAGAATATGGAGAGAAAAAATGATTACTCGATACCCGAATAATCCAGAAAAGTGGAACTGGCCATACACCGGTTGGTGGTCTAAGCCTGAAAGCCTGGATTTATCGGTGTTTGATATACCGGTAAATGAATGGGTTTATCAGAAATATCTAGAGGAAGTTTCAAAAGATTCTACTTATCTAATTATGGCGACTGGTAGAATTGAACCCTTAAGAAAACAAGTTCAGTTAATTTTAGACAGTCATAATTTGTCTTTTGATGAAATTTATCTTAACTTTGGGACAGATACGTTTTTATTTAAAACACGCCTTTTTGAAAACCTAATAGAAAGGATTAAACCCGAAATATTTGTGATGTATGACGATAGAGAGGCACATTTGCCCAGGTTTGAAGAGTGGGCTTTATCTCAAAATTGCCAAGTTACTATTGTTGACGTGGTCTCTAAAATAACTAAAACTTTTAATAACTAAAATATATAAAAAAAAACATGGAAACGATCACAAAAAAGAAATCACAGAGTAAAGTAGACGAGATACTCTCTAAGCCTTATCGATTGGTTTTACACAATGATGACTACAATACCTTTGACCATGTTATTAATTGTCTGGTAAAACACTGTGGACACGAATATGAACAGGCTAATCAATGTGCTCATATTGTACATTTTAAAGGTAAGTGCGACGTAAAATATGGAGACTTTGATACAATTTCAGAAATGAAGTCTAAATTAAGAAATAGTGGTCTTTCTGCGACTATGGAAGCTAATTCTTAATCCCTTTTAAACCAGTTATTTATATTTGGGTTACTCATAGATTTTTTTAATCTAATTGCATTTTTAGTCTCTATAAATGTTGAATAATCAACGCCTTCTACAAAGTCAATTTTTTTTAGAATTTCATTAATGTGGTCTAATTTTTCTCTATCTAAATTTTTTGATGCCCATTCATCCACGATTTCTCTAAACTCTGGTTTTTTGAACACCGAAGTTGAGTTGACTATCGTCATAACACAATCATCATGACCGTGATCTGCTGCATATCTTGTATTTCCAGCAGTGGTTGTGTGCTTGACAAAAGTTGTTATTTCTCTAATAGTGTCTTCGTTGTTTATATAAAATGATTTTGACAACATAAGGTCCTGATAGTCTTTGACTAAAATATTTTTATTCTCACCGACTTTGAGACCTACTTTTTCTTCATTTGAATCAATTCTGTGTTTATATCTCATAAAAATTGAGGAACCGTAATCATTATTTCCTTCAAAGACGTGGGGCATTTCTGCAAGCAGCGTATTGCCATAGTTGTTTAACTCTAAAACAATTTTGACATTTTCTGGATTAAAAAATTCGAAGGCTAGTAGATAAAGAAGTTCTGCTACTTGTTTTATTGAAATAATATTGCTTCGATAAATTCCAATTTGTTCTAATCTAAAAAAATCAACAATCGATTCGTATTTAGCCTTTTGAAGTTCTATTAAATCCGTTGGTTTTACGCCAACTTTGAAAATGTTAATTACGGAGTAATCTTGACCTAGACCTTCGGCTAAGTCAACAGATATTACAATTTTGTAATCCTTTCTTTTTATTGGTAAATAAATTTCTTCATCATCTATCCATTTTAAGTCTGAATAATCAAACTTAATCCTCTCAAATTCAGCAATCTCCTCAAAAATATAATTTTTCTTACTCCTCAATAGCTCATCGATAATGGATTCATTTAATAAGGATTTAGATTCGTTTATAAACCTTAGACCATATTCCTGATTAAAGGCGTCTTCGCCTCCAATATCCTTGATAGCTTCTTCTTTCCAGGTAGTGACTTCTGAAATTAACCTAATTGAAATTTCTCTGTTCTCGGTCTTTATCATAGTTGATTTTACTTCGTCATCAGAGCAGTGCTCATTATTATAAACACAAATGATGTCTTTTTGTAAATCAGAATTCCAAATCATTTCTACTTTTGTTCGCATTTCAAATTTTTCCCTACATTGTTCTAACACATCTTCTTTCGTTAACTTGTTATCCCATAGTTTATGTGAATTTAATCTAATGTAGGTAACGAATCTTCCAGGAACTTGGTACCAATAAACCCGCATTGGTTTATAGTTGTTTTTTTGCGGATCACCTTCTGGTCTTTCAGCATCTGTAAGTAGCCTGTGAAATAGATTCATTCCATTTGGAGTTGATGTTATAATTATTTTTGAGTTCTGAACCGCCGCTGTAGTTGGAAAAGCCGCCGTGTAGTATGGTTCAATGATATTTGATGGAATATGGGCAAACTCATCTAAATAGAGCACATCAATAGTAAAACCAATCGCTGGTGTTTTTGTTCTAGCTGAAGTTTTGATACGACAACCGTTTTCAAAAGTTAAAGATTTTTGATTCCAAGTTTTGACACCGGGTTTTAGAAAAAATGGCAGTAGTGAATAAATTGATTTTACTTTATCAACAATCTCGACAGCTGTGTCACCTTTGTTTGCAACTATCATAATGTTTTTGTCATTATCAAATAGTATTTTATGTAACATGAAAATTGCCGATGAGATTGTATTGTGTGAAAGTATGCCATTTGTGTAAAATCTGTGGTTTTGATGATTAACGGTTGCGTCAAACATAGATGATTTAAAGTTATCCTGCTTTAAAGATATTACTCTTTGTAATCCTGACTCTGTTTGTATTATGTCATTCACCACCAAATCTTTTACAAATACTTCATTATAGTCCTTATCAAAGACTATATGATTATCAGCACATGATAATTCATAACCATCTGTTTTAAGAACATAGTGCCTATATGGTTGGGTTATATGCAAATCTGTTAATTTTTCATATCCTGCATCAGTTCTAACTTTAAACCCGAAAACATTAATAGAATTTAGTATTTTTTTATTGATGTCATTTTCGTCTAGTGACGAATTTCTCAGTTCTACTCTTTCAATAAAAGTTATTAAAAACTTTATTATCCTTATTAAAACAGATTTAATCATATTTTATATATAGATTATGCTATCTTCTGAATACGCAACTATATATGTAAATAACTACAATCAAAAGAAAATAATAAACCAATTCGGTGATAAATTGAGTGTCAAATCGAATCAAGAATTAAAAATACCTGTTAATATGCTACCAAATGGATCAGGATATAAAGTAAAACCTATATGTGATTTCTGTAAAAGTGTGTATGATACTGAATGGAGAAAATATTTAAAGATAGAAAATGATGGACAAAAACACTGTTGTAATTCAATAGATTGTATTAATTTAAAAAGAAAAGAAACTAATATTGAAAAGTGGGGAGTTGATAATCCAATGAAGTCTAAAAAGGTTAAAAAGATATTAGAAAATAAAATTTTAGAAAAGTGGGGAGTTGAGCACTATTCCAAAACTGATGAGTTTAAGGAAAAAATTAAACAAACTACATTAGAAAAGTGGGGAGTCGATCATTATTCAAAAACCGGAGAATTTAAAACCAAGTTTAAAGAAAAAAGTTTAAGTAAATGGGGAGTAGATAATCCGTCAAAATCTGATGTTATTAAAGAAAAGATTAAAGAAGTCTCATTATATAAGTGGGGAGTTGATAATTATTCTAAAACTGAAGAATTCAAAGATAAAATTAAACAAACATCAATATATAAATGGGGAGTAGATAGCTATTCTAAAACTGAAGAATGTAAAGAAAGGGTAAGTTTAGATAATATAAAAAAGTGGGGAGTTGATAATTATAATAAATCAAACTTGAGTAAATTTGGTAAAAAAATATTTTCTGAGAATTTCATAACTTATTTAAAAAATAAAACATCATTATACAAATGTGAAAAAGGCCATCAATTCGAAATATCATCTGATAATTATTTGAAAAGAAAGGAAATTAATCTACCACTTTGTACTGTTTGTAATCCAATAAGCGATTCTCAATCAATTAAGGAAAATGGACTTTATGAGTATATAAAATCAATCTATAAGGGGGAAATTATACAATCATACAGGGATGGTTTGGAAATAGATATTTATTTACCCCATTTGAATTTAGGATTTGAATTCAATGGTTTATATTGGCATTCAGATAAGTACAGAGATAAGAGTTACCATTTAGATAAAACTAAATATTTTAGTGAAAGAGGAATCAGGATTATACATATCTGGGAAGACGATTGGGTGTTTAAAAACAAAATAATAAAATCACAAATAAAAAATTGGATAGGATTAACTGATAAAAGAATACTTGCCAGAAAATGCTGCGTTAGAGAAATTGGAGATACAGTAGCAGTTACTAAATTCTTAGAAGAAAACCACATACAAGGAAAGGCTGCTTCGTGTTTGAAATTAGGTCTTTATTATAATGATGAACTTGTGAGTTTAATGACTTTCGATCATTACGAGGGGAGAAAAAAGATAAGCGGTTGGAACATAAATAGATTTTGCAATAGAATAGACCATAATATTATAGGAGGGGCAAGTAAATTATTTAAATATTTTTTAAATAATTATAATGTCGATCGGGTTATTAGTTATGCAGACCGTGACTGGTCCGAAGGCAATCTATATAAAAAATTAGGATTCAAAAAAGTTAGTTCAAGTGTTCCAGACTATAAATATATTTTTGAGGGTATTAGAGTTCATAAATCAAGATTTAGAAAATCAAAAACCGGTATAAGTGAAAATAAGTTAAATATTAAAAAAATATGGGATTGTGGTAAAATTAAATGGGAATTTATAGTTCAATAAACTTATTACATCTCAATTCAGATACCCGTTTGTTTATTCGCAATATTATCACCGATAGTAATAAGTATTGTTTAGAGATTTTCTAATCTGTATAGATAGTCATATAACTTAATCTTAATTTTTTCTAAAATTGTAAGCTTTCTTTCTTTGGAAATCATTGAATAATAGAGCTTTCCTATTCTAACATCATATTGGATATCATTTTTTTCAATCGATATTATTGTGTTAAAAGAAAAGCATTTTCCAACTTGCCGACTCGCCATTATTATATTAAATCGACTATTTACCAAATTATCAAGTATTTCATTTTGATAATCCCTGAGACTTATGTTACCAATTGAACCATCTTCTCTTTTCACTTTGCAGTATTTTTCTACAAAGTAGTGTATATCCAAAGCGCAATTTATATACTCCTGTTGTTCATCTTGTGTCATCTTAAATGCCACACCCGCTCTTCTTACACCCACTTCACTTTTTAGCCATGGATTTTGATATCTTTTAATGACAATACCATCATTAATCTTATCTGTCGATTCATTTACGACATTGGTGGTAAATATCATTTGCCTTTCTAATTCTTCACCTTGTTTTGCCATCACGGAGACTTTATTTTTAATATATATTGTAAAAAACCGCCTTTATGTCAAAGTCCGAAAATGAAAGAAATAGATTACAAGATGAATTCGAACAGATTCAGTCTGAGGGGACCGACTTTGATATTTCAAAACACCTTGCAAAACCGGAAGACCTTCCTAATTTAGGAGAAATCGAAATCTATGACTACGATTCTGACTTAACTACTTCTTCTCAACAATCAATGGGTGTTTTAGAGTCGTTAGTAGATCTTTATCTAAGCGATATACCACAATTGAAAGACCATCCCTACATTAAAAACAAAATGAAAGAAGATGCTATGGTTTATGCCGAGGCAATATTTTTAACTAAAATGACTAGAAAAAACTTCTTATCACAGCTTAGGCAAATAGACAACGGTGATAATTCAGCTAGAATGCACGAGGTAGTCAATCAAACTATTGGTCAAATACGAGAAAATGCTAAATTCCTTTCGGGTCAAAGAACTGATTTGGAAAAGTTTTATAAAACGCTAAGAAAGGATATGGGATATAACGAAATTGAAAATCCTGATATAAAAACAGATGATGTTGATGGTCAGTCGGTTAAAGATGGTGTGATAACAAGTAACAGGGATCTAAATGAGTTGATAAAAAAGGCTATGTTAAATAAAGACAGTGATAAACGGGGTTAGTCTCTCCACTTAAAACTCTCAAAAGATTTTACTAAATTATATAGGCTAATTTTTGTCTCAAACTTTACAAAGGGGTTACTTAAATTGTAGGTTACAAAGTTTGAAAGTAATTTTATTTCTGAGTTATCAACTTTGGTCTTAATTTCATCTTTAATCGAATCAGTTGAATTATCATAAAGAATTTTTAGTAGATTATTTATACTTTTTGAAAAATCAATTGATTTGGAGTCGCTGTCATAATAGGTGATGTTTTTATACTGCTGAATTTGATTGTCTGTAAATTTATCATCATCGGTTTTGTATCCAACTAAGTGTTGTATCAAAAGTTTGTTCTTAGATTGCACTATTTTATCTTCATCTCTATTGAAAAAAGTTTCCGATAAGGCATAGTGTCCAAATAACTCTACACCAATTGATTCTAAGTAACTTTTCACCTTTTGTATAATTTTTTCGTAGTTTCTAAGTGTATTTTTTGAACAAAGTAGATAAATATGACCGGTGTAATTTTTACAATCGATTAGGTGCTCTTTGAAGATATGATATTCTAAACTATCAATTATTTCTGGGTCATTAAATTCTTTCATTGAAAAAGCAAGTGCAGTTATATCAACCGAGTTTTTTTTACAAGCTGATTTTATTAGATTATAAGTCTCTTCGCTAATCCATTGATTCTTGCCTGATATGTTAAGCTCTACACCTTTGGTTTTGAAAATTCCAGTTTGTATCAAATTAAATTCAGATTCGCTAAGTTTGATTAAAGGTCTATTGGGATATTTTTTTGAAACAACCCAAACCTTGCTTTCTACTTTTATTATAGAATCAATATCAAAAAAAAGAGCATTCATTGTCTATAGTTTGTAACTTTGTATTTAATTTGGTGATATCTCATGTTTGGGTAATCTTTTGGGTATTCTCTATCAATCCATTCAACGCCACCACTCAATTCTGAGTTGAAACTATTACATTTTTTACACACCTGTGGCGGGACTTTTGATTCTCCTTCGTCGATCATGTCATTTTCTGTATAGAAAAACGTAGCTTTACACCAAGGATTTCTACAAACTGTTGATAAATTCTCCATAATTTAATATATATTAATTAAATTTCTAGAGTATTAGTAAATAATTTCTTTACTTAATGCCCAATCATATAGAATTGGTAAATTAGTATATTGAGTAAATCCTTCTTTGATATCGGATAGTTTTTTAGAATTTCTGATAATTTTTAATATTAAAAGACCAAACTCCTGTTGAAAATCCAAATGGCACTCGCACCACGGAATTTTATAATTGTTCATAGTTTTCCACTCTGTTGGACCACCGGTGAGCCAGTATAGCGTCTTAGCTGGTATGATATCACTGTTTCGGTTTTGTATCTCTAAATCCCAGATTTTTTGGTCTGATTCTCCATAAAACATTAAAATCGCAACGCCTTCACCTAAGTCATTTGTTATTTCTGAACCAATTTCAAAGACATAACCATCTGTTGTTTGGTTAATAGTGGTTTTTGTATTTTGATAGAGAATCGTGTGACATTCATCGGTCAATAATTTTTTTCGTTTCATAGTGAATAAATTATTTTTTGGACCGTTGATTGGGTTATGTTTATTTTCTTTTTAACGTAAATACGTTTTTTGATATTTCAATTTTCTGATAAATATCATCATCGAATAAACCATCACCCCAGATACCATTTATCCAGTTACCCCTAAAGTCACCGTTTAAGAAAATACCGAAGTTCCAATCGCCGGTTAAGTATAGTCCAGAATGCCAGATAACTGTATTCTTTTCAATCTCAATACATGCTCCTTCACATTCTGAATCAATAAGCCAATAAAGTTCTAGTTTTCTGAGTACGTCTAAAATATCTTTTTTTGATTTTAGTGCCTTTTTATTAAAGACCAGTTCTGAAATACCCATTACATAGTAATAATTTTATACGATATATATACAAAAAAAATTCATTAAAAAAAACAAACTTTGGATTTTTCTTAAATTTTTTAGAAATTGGTATTAATTTTTTTTTATTTAAAATTCAACTATATTTTTTTTAATATATAAAAAAAATTTTATAATATTTTACCATGAAATACCTTAAAAAAAGAGATGACTATCTACAAAATTTACACGAAAGAAGACAATTTGAATCTTATAAAAAAACGCAACATTTAAACGAGGCATTTAAAAATGAAATTACTTGGGGTGATTCACTTTTGGGTAAATTAGTTAATTGGGTAGTTAGAAAGATTGGCATTGGGGCAAAAATGACAAAAATGACTTTTGTTATAAATTCACTTAAAGAACAATTTGATAATTTGATAGGTGAAGGATCGTATTATGATTTGCCTGAAAAACAGAAAACTCAGATTAGTGACATTCAAATTTCCGAGGTTTTAAAAAGTTTAGCAAATGCGGTTGAAGACGGTGAAAAAGTCGATGTATTAAAACAGATGACCGCCGACACTACCTCTCAGATAGAGAGTCTGAGCGTGGAAAAAGAGTCAGAGGAAAAAAAGAAAGAGATAATCGAAAAACTAAAGAAGTTTTTAGAATTTCTTAATCAATTCAAAGATTCAGATGGTGAAAAAGGTGATTCAAAAGAAGGTGATTCAGAAAAATCACTTAGTTCATATTATCCGCTTATGATAAAGAATTTAAGCTCACTTTCTCTAGTCTTATTGAACTACAAAAAAGTCAAAATTTCTAATGTACCAAGTCAATTGTCTTCTCAACAAGCAATCGCGCATGAATTAAAGGGTGGTGAGACAATAGAAAAACTTCAATTGGATAAGCAGGTAAATAAATTTGGTCTTACATTGGATGAGATTATAAAATCAAACCAACAAGCACTACAACCCTTTATTACTAAGGCTGCGCAGACAAAAATTCCGATATCAAAGATGACCTTACCTAAGGGTCTTAAACTTAATTTTGGGAAACCAAAAAAAGAAAGTTTTATTTTTGAATCAGAGAGAAATCAGACAAGTTCCGGTGAATCCCATGCGAATCAGGCTTTTGCTAAGCTAAGAACATCAATTCAAATTCTTGAAAATCCAAAAGAAAAAGGAATAGCGGTGACCAATACCTTCTTAAATGAAATTTTGTCTAAAAAAAATGATGACGAATCAAAAAAAGTGATAAAGAGTCTTTACAAAGAAATTCTAAGATATTTAGTTGGTGATAAAAAGGCAACACTAAACGCGCCAACAGATCCCTTATATAAAGAAAGTATCGAAATCATATCAGACAAAAATAAGAAGATTGTAGTTGCTGAAAAAATAGCAAGATTTTGTAGAAGAGCTCTGCAATTTGATGGTAAAGGTCTTTATGGTAGCTATGGAGACTTGTCTACACCTCTTAAAGATTTTGTTGAAAGTCTTAAAATGCTAATGAAAGTTGAACCATCACAACTTAATCCGGAAAAGAAACAGGAATCAATTTTATTTAAATACGACAGATTTGTAAAACTAATAAAAGAGGCAGATGGGAATGAAGAGGGTGGAGAATCTGTTTCTGAAAAAATAAAAACATATTTCAAAGAAAATTTAGAGATAGATGACTATTTAGTCGCAGAGGAAGAAGCAAAGAAAATCGAGACGCAAGTCCAGGAAAATGTTAAAGACCCTAAATTCTTAGTTATTAGAGGAATGAATCCAATAATTGAAATAGTTAGAATATTCAACCGAGCTTATAAATTACACACAACATCAATTATACCAGTGGGGACCACTAAGGGGGAAGTAAAAGCATCAACTTGGTCAGAGTATACCGCATTTGGTTACAGCTCAGGGGAGCCTTCAGCAACCGAAGATGGTCCCTACCGACATAACAAAACTTTTAATATGTGGGAAGACGCGGTGATGGATGTTTTATCAAATACTAAATATGCTCCGATATTTGCTGCTAAAACAAAGATAGAAGATGGTAGTGGAAATATAAAAGAAGGAGCCGGGGTGGCTCTTCGACAAATGATGCTTGACTTCCTTGACGGTGATGAACTTTATAAATCAGGTGGTAGTATGAGAGGTGAAGAAGGCGGTGTTCAAAAAAGAACCTTAAATAAATACTTTGGTGTCGTTGCCGAAGCTTTCTTTTCTGGAAATCAAGACGACACACCGTTATCATATACAGGCGCCGATGGTAAAACTGATTTAGAAGAAATTGGGCCAGTGGCTGATAAGATAGAAACATCAAAATTAAAATTCCAATCCGCAAAAAATTTAGCAGATTCCTTCAAAGAAAAGAAGTTTAGAGGAACCATCTTTGCGGTAACTGGAAAAAACAATGAGGGAAGGATTGAAATATTATACTTTTTTATACCAAGTGGACAGGCTTCAAACTACTTCCTTTATGTCTCAAAATCAATGTTTAACTTTCAGCGAATATTAAGACAATATGAACCTTCTGTGAAATTAGACAAAGGAGACTTGACATCAATGAATTTACTAGAAAAAACCGGCTCAGGTCCTTATCCAATTTTACAGACTGTGATTTCTGCTGATAATTTAGTGAAGCTTACGGGAGGTCGGTTGAACAAAATAGAAATAAATTCAGTGTATCTACAAGAGGGCAAACCGCAAACAAATATTATTTCATTAAAAGATATTAAAATACCAAGCTATTTAGTTAAAGAGGGTGAAAAGGCGGGTGAAATGTATCTTTTCAAAGCACTCGATAGTGATAAAAACACCCAGTCGGTGAAGGGTATAAAATCAATTTTGCCAAATATAACAACTTTAACAACAACTAAATTTGGCGAAAAACAAGACTTCATTCCTGTAATTAAATTATCATGATAATTAAAAAGTTCAAACATTTTATTAAACAACTGCAATTGAACGAAGAGTTAGAACCAGAAACGACTGACCAAAAGATTGAAAAGGAAGAGAGTAGAGACGAACTAAAGGATTTAGAAAAACAATTATCAGACTACAATTCACTCAAATCTAAAATTGAACAGCTTTATAGTTCAACAAAAAACGATGCAGAAATTTCACAAGAAATAGAAAAATTGATGCCTGAAAAAGAAGGTAGGAATAAATTTGCAGTTGATTGGATGAAAATTTGCCGATTAGAAAATGAAATTAAAGAATTAATTAAAACGCGAGAAGATAAAAAGAACAAAAAATCTGAATTGTTGGATAGAAAAGAGCTTAATAAGAACGAACCAGTTTCATTAAAAAATATTGAAACGCAATTGAAACAGAACTCTGATGACCAATCTACTATTACTGTAACACTTGCTGAAAAAGAAAAACAAATAAAACAAGTTTTAAAGGAACATGATGAACTCATGAAAAAGGCCAAAGATGAATTAACTGAACTAAAAAAGAAAGTTTAGCCGACGTAAAATAGAAAAAAATTCATTTTTTGACTTTTATATATACTTAAAAATAAAGTACAAATCATTATGGCAATTCAAATTGGAAAATACAAAAGACCGGGAATCTTTATCGAAGAATTCGACAAGTCGGTTATCACAAGTCCAACTGTTCAGGGAATAACAAATTTAGTAATTGGTGTTTCCAAAAAGGGACCTGTCAATACTCCCATACGAATAACAAACTCAAACGAGCTTGAATCAATATTCGGTCAACTAGATAGAGGCTTAGAAAGAAAAAAATCATTCTTTCACAGAACCATTAGCAAAATGCTGGAAACTTCCCCGGTTTTTGCAATGAACTTGTTATTAACAGATGATAATTTAGATAAGTTAGAATATCAATCACTTTCTTCATCTCCTGCGTATTCAAACGACATCGAAAGAGAAGGACCGTATAGAAGATTTTTTGATACGACTGGTTTCTGGAAAAGAGACACAGAATCTTTCATTAACCTAACAAAAAATAATACAGGATACTCAGAAAGAGCATTTAGTATTACAAACTTGTCTGATAGATACGTATCTGTGTTTGTTTTCAAATCTACTGTTACTGGATTTGATAGAACATTGCTTGAATGGTATGGTTCAATCGAAAAACTACCAACATATGTTAATGGGTTGGATTTTGCTTCTGATTATCTTGTTGATGTTTTGATTGTTGCTGGTGACTGGTCAAATTACCAAGAATTAGCAGTTGATCCAAGATGGGTGAACTGCTTTAGTGCTTCTGGTTTGAGAAAGGATCAAGTTAGAAATTTTGCAAATGATAGAAATGTTACATCACTCGCTTTTTATGAGGGATTATCTTTGATACCTTATTTTAGAGACTTAAATGGTAGAAACATTTTTATTGAAACTACAATCAATAGAGATACCGATAAGACAGGCGTGTTCTGTGCATTTAATAATGAATTAATTGAAAAAGATTATCCTAACGGTTTAATCGACCTAATCGGAAACACAATATCAGATGGTGGTAAAAATGAAATCAACTTCCTTTCCTATAGAGAAACAATCACCGAAGACGTTCTAATTGAGTCTACACCATTAGATTTACCAGGAAATGTCACAGCGATGCTTGGAACTTACTCATTTAATAACCAAACGGATCATGCATATAACTGGTCTGGTTCCTTGAGTGACAAACCACTAACTTCTGGTGTGGTAGAGAACACAGAAAGAACAGCATGGTTTGCTGAGAGTTCAGTTTATAATGTTTCTTTACATTCAGCCACTCCTAGTATCGTAACCGCTACGACTTCAATCAGTATTACTTATGACGTTAATCCTAATGGAGCTTATGTGATTGTTGGAAATCAATACGTTCCAATCTCAGCGACAGCTACATTGACACTTAATTCAACTGACTATCCTTTCAATACTTCAATTGCAACTTATTCTGTGGCTTTTGTTGTTGATACAACCGGAGAAATCAAAACCGTCGCTACATACGCACCTGATGTTAATCCATCAGTGAATGCATCAGATACAGTGTTAGGTTATTTAGACCTTGGCATAGCTTCTCAATCGTTTGTTGCGCCACAAAACTTTACAGTAGAAAACATTAGCGTTGACACAAACGGATTCAAAGATTATAGTTTTGGAACTAACTCAACAGATGATTATTACATCTATGAGGTGCTACCTGGATATGGAGATGAAATAGTTATTGAATTCCCTGGAACCAACGCAGTTGCTGACACCTCAAACTATGAGCAATATAGAAAAATAAAATTGTTCAATAGATTGGTTAATTTAATTGATAATTCAAATAAAAACCAAATGTCATTGGTTCTTAACCCTAATACTTATGAAAAGTATAGCTTTGAAAATATTACTATTTCAAATATTGTTCAAAGTTCACTTTTCAACAAATCTTTTAGACTCAAAACAGGATTAACATCGGCTCAGTTAAGTGATATTTTAGCTGGTTTCTTCTGTGTTTACACATCAGATAACGAAATCATCTTAGGAACTGATGGTGTTGAATCAAAATCAACTATAGCTGATTTTAATTCAGTGGGTGTTTCTGGTAAGTATTCAACTCTACATCAAAAATTTGAAGATGGACTTGTAAACACTGGGGATTATTTCTTTAGTAATAGAATGTTCTTACCATACTCTGGGGCTACTTACAGCGCGACTAACCTGTTAAACAACGGCGTAGACGTTTATTTTGTAGATGGAGAGGAAGCACCAAATGGTGGATTAACACAAGCATATGCTGGTTACAACTATATAGTTTTCCGTTCTGATGTTGCAAACTGGGACAATGAAATTGACCTACAAACTTTTGAACAACTTCAGTTTCCTGGATCTACTTTGAACAAAGGACCGTTCACTCTAATTGTAAATCCGGTAAACGATTTCAATGGTTATACGCCTCATCAGATCGCTACATCGCTTGGATACGGAACCGGGTCTTATGCTTATACAGTTTCAGAAGAAGTGGTTTATGAAGAACTTAATGACCAGATGAGAATTAACGATTATTTGGTGAGACACTATTTGAAAATGTATTTAGATGGTTCTAACAACCTATATACGGATTTTGTAGAGTCGGATCTAGAAACACCAAGCTATGTTGCACATAAAGCAAATAATGATTTTTACATTAAATCAGAAAAATCTAATTATAAACAAACTATAGAATGTGAGCTACCTGCTGGTTATGTACAGGTTCCAAATAAAATTTTAGTCAATAGTGCTAGATACACCGAAATTAAAGTTGGTGATTTCTTGGAAGCATATTACGACCCAACAACTTTAGCAGTTGGTCAGTATCCAAGAAAATTGACAAGAATTTTATCAAAAAGAAGATACTCAGGGGATCTTAGTTTAACTGAGATTACTTGTGACTCAAGAATTCTTACCAGATTTACAGGAGATGCTCTTCAGACAAATAGATTTGTAACAGTTGATCAATATGCTACAACACTTAAAACTATAGCCCTTAAAGGATTTAGAATAAGAACAGCCTCTATGCCGGATGGGACAGAAGAAAGGCAAACCGCTATTTTGAATACAATCTCTAAAGGAACTCCGCTATTTAAGGCTATAACAAATAAAGAAGCAATTGACTTCAGATACCTGATAGACTGCTTTGGTCTTGGTTTAACTGAATTTAGTAAACAACCACTAGTTGATATCTGTGGAACAAGACTTGATTGTTTTGGATTTATCAATATGCCTTCGGCTAGAGATTTTAGAAATTCTTCTTCACCAGCTTTCACTAATACTGAAGGTGTGTTGCAAATGGAATACGTTGCAAAAGGTGGTGACCCAGAAAGTAGTCCTGCATTTTTCTACTCCTTTGCGAAGGGACCAGGGGTTACTTCTGTTGGATATTTCTTCCCTTATGTGTTAATTAATGATAACGGTAGACCACTGGAACACCCATCGGCTCCATTTGTTGCTACAACATATATGGCAAAACACATTTCAAATATAGGAAATGTTACACCTTGGACAATAGCTGCTGGTGTTACTAACGGTAGAATTACCGGAATTAACTCACTTGAGTTAGATTTCACACTAGAAGATATTGAGTTCTTAAATCAAGCACAAATAAATCCTTTAGTGTTCAAAAGAAATAGAGGATTTGTAATTGAGACTGAAAACACTGGTCAAACACTTGTAAAATCAGCATTATCTTACATCCACGTAAGAGAAGTGTTAATCGAGCTAGAAAGAGAATTATCAAGAATGTTGTTAGATTTCCAATGGAGATTCAACACACCTGATATCAGAGCAGAGATTAAGTTGAGAGCTGATACAATTTGTGAAACTTATGTTTCTAGAAATGGTCTTTACAACTACTTCAATAAAATGGATGAAGAGAATAACACCGCAGAGTTGATAGATAATCAAATCGGAGTTCTGGATACTTATGTCGAACCGATTAAAGGTATGGGTATTATCGTAAATAACATAACAATCCTTAGAACAGGAGCTATCGAAGCAGGTGGATTCATCAACGGATAAATACTTAGTTAAAATATTAAAACCCTCAATTTGAGGGTTTTTTTATGCAAGAATAATTAGCTGTGTCACCAGACCGTGATATGTGTGTGGTAAAAAAATTGATTTTTAATACACCTAATCATCAAAAATAAAAAAACAATCAGATTTTGACTAAACTAACAATAATAAAATTATATAATAGAGAAGATAATATATCTTATATATAAAAAAATTAATTTATCAAAAATATGTCAAATAAAAAAAACGAAATGACCGAAGAAGAGTATCTAAAAAGACATCTTCAGGACTTAGACCACGCTAATAATGTGAAAAATGGAATAGAAACAGATGATCTACCTTTTGTGGAACAAAACACGACTTCGAGAACTTCTGATTTACAATTTTTCAACATGGACATTAGAGAATTACCCTGTGGTAAATACTATCCAACCGGAACTTTATTTATGGTTAGACCGGCTCAAGTTAGAGAGATCCAAGCCTATTCAATGGTTGACGACACAAACTTTTACGACATCGTTGAAAAAATGAATGATATGTTACAAGCATGTGTCCGAGTAAAATATCCAGATGGAAAAATTGCTTCCTATCTCGAAATTAAAGATCAAGATAGATTATTTTTAATATTTCTTATCAGAGAGTTAACTTTTCAACAGGGAAATGCTCTAGCAGTTACTACTAAATGCTCTTGTGGTTCTGAAGTCAAAATCGAACTAACCCGAAAGAACTTTGTTTTTCACGAACAAGATGCTAAGTTAGAAAAATACTTCAGCCTATCATCTAGAACTTTTAATTTTAGCACTGTAAATGGAAAATATTTTGAATTGACACCACCTAATATTGGTCTTCAAAAAGCATTTACTGATTATATCGTTAAAGAAAATCAGGAGAAACGAACACCAAATCTTTCTTTTTTGAAAATAATTCCTTTTATGTTAGCTGGTAGATCATCAATAACCTATGACGGAATTAAAGCTAAATTGCGGGAATTTGAAGAAATGGATGACATTTCTTTTCAATTTTTGAACGCAGCGGTAAATAAAATGACAATCGGTATTTCACAAATAAAATCACTTTGCGAGTGTGGTCAGGAGGTCCGCACTGACATGCAATTTCCCGACGGAGCCTCAGGTGTTTTCGTTATTTCAGATGCCTTTGACTCATTTATTAAAGAATAAATTAATGTTGCAAAAACATTGGAGACTTCAAGAATGGTCAATTGATTTATGGCCATTCTGGTTGTTTGAAGAAAATATAAAATTAGTAAATGAGCTAATTGAAGAAGAAGAGAAAGATAGAAAAAAACAGGAAGGAAATCAAAAATTACCCGATTACAATTCAGTGGCCAACAACTTCAAAATGCCAAACTTTAACATGCCATCACTCTAAAAAACAAAAGCCCATCTAAAAGATGGGCTTTTTTGTAAATTGAAATTTTCAAAATTATTAATATCCAGAGATAATACCCGGATTGATAGCATATCCATTATCGATATATTCGTCGATAAAGTAGTCGTAAACAAAATCGGCAGTTGCGTTTTCTATGATGCTATTTTGTGACCAATCTAAAGAATATCCACCGATTTTAGTTATCTGAACATTTTGAAAAGTCACTCTTCTTAGAACAACACCTTTTTTATCGTGTTGGTTTACAATAATAGTTCCAATGATATCGGACTTGTAAAAAGTAGAACCGTTTTGAGAGTTAAATACTAAATCATACCAAGCTTTAAGAGTGTTCCAAGTTTCCATCGAACCAGACTGATTAACATTTACTTGAAATGGAATACTTAAAGTTCCATCTGTCTTTGTTGGAGGTGTCATAAACATTCTAGTAGAATATTTAAATCTTTGTGGTTTAGCTGTTACGTCAAACTCTGTTAGATTTAAGTCAATTTTAGTTGCATTTTGAAGAAGCAAAATAGCATTTCTGTTAGCTTGTAAAGCAACTGGTAAAATGAACGTAATTTCAAAAAGGTTCAAATACACAATTTCGTCTGGTGAGGTACCTGGTCCCCCTGGTGCTCCGGCGTTTATAACGTTTGCAAAATGTGGTAGTGGCATAGTAGTAATTATTTTTTTTGTACTTTATATATTACTCACATAATTCTCTTTATATGGCAATTTTTAAATTATGTTGTAAAAAATGCCATTTCCACTTTTAATAAATAATACTATGAACTGCCATTATAGATATTGTGGAAAAAAGATAAATTGGGGAAGACCGGATAGAAAATACTGCAATAAAAGTTGTAAGTCAAAAGAAGTCTCAATATCTAAAGAATTGAAATCATTAAATAGAAAGAGTAAAAAAAGCAGAGACTTTATCTATAGGTCTAACATTATTCATAATTTCAAATATAATTATGAATTAGTAATTTATCAAAATTGTAGAACTAAAGTCATAATAATGTGTCCTCACCACGGTGAATTTAGCCAGACTCCTAATGCTCACCTTTATGCCGGGAGTGGATGTGAAAAGTGTGCTAGAGAAGCAAAGAGAAAACAAAATGAATAGGTAATCACGACCTTTTTTATATAAAAATCATGCTTACTAATAATTTTTATGTATATATCTTTTTAAGAGGAGATAAACCGGGAATATTTGATTATGCTGATGGGTTATATTTTAACTATCAACCTTTTTATGTTGGTAGGGGAATTAATGATAGAATTAAATCATCTTTAAAAGATATAAAAAACAATACTATTAAAAACAATATAATAAATAAAATCCACCAAAACAATATGGAAATTAAATCTTTAAAAATTAAAGAGAATTTATCAGAGAGTGAGGCATTTGAATATGAAAAGTATGTGATTTCTAAAATTGGTAGGGTAACAGAGGGTAATGGACCATTATCAAATGTGGTTGAAGGTGGTCAAGGATACTCTGATGTACCTGTTTTGCAATATGGATTGGACGGTGTTTTCATTAAAGAATTTTCTTCAGTTGGAGAAGCTGTTGCTAACACTGGTGTTATAAATGTAGGCCCTTGTTGTCGAGGTGTTAGAAAAACCGCTGGTAAGTTTATATGGAGATATAAAAAAGATGGTTATCTGGAAAAAATACCAATTGATTTTATAGAAAAAATGATGCACTTTGGTAACTATGAACGAGAGATAATACAAATGGATATTGATGGTAACTTTATTGCTGAATTTAAATCAATAAAAGAGGCCGCAGAATTAACAAAAACTCATAATGGTAAAATTGTTCAAGTTTGTAAAGGTCAAAGAAAATCATCAAATGGTTTTAGATGGAAATATAAAAATTAATATTTAAAATGAAAGTATATATGATAACAGATACCCACTTCGGTATCTATTTAAATAATTTGGATAGATGGTTGAAAATGATGGAATCAACTATGTATAACTTTTTAATACCAGAGTTGAAAAAAAATGTAAAAGAAGGTGATATACTAATACACCTTGGTGATCTATTTGATAATAGAACATCGATTCCTATAAACGTTTTGAATAAAGTAGAGAAGATATTAAAAGATATATCAGAAGTTATACCAATGTATATAATGGTTGGTAATCATGACTTGTTTAATAAAGGAAGTAATGAGGTAAATTCCGTTAGAATTTATAGTTACTTAAATGATAGAATAAGTGTTTTTGAAAAAACAACTAAGATAACAATAAATGATAAAGATTTAATATTAATGCCTTGGGTAGAGAAAAGACTTGATATGATTAAAGAGATACAGTCAAATACTGGTGATTATTTATTTTGTCACTCTGACTTAAACGGGTGTAGAATGCACTTGAATTCAGTAGCTCACAGAAATCCTGATAAAATAGATGTGGATGAATTTAGTAGATTTAAACGTGTTTTCTCAGGTCATGTGCATATTAGGCAAATTAATTCAAACTTCGAGTTTATCGGTTCACTTTATCAAATGGATAGAAATGATATGGGTGACCAAAAGGGAATTACTGTATTGGATCTAAATACGGATGAAATTGATTTTATACCAAATACATACTCCCCTATATTTAGAAAATTCAGAGTCATTAATGAAGAAGATATAGATAAGTTAGATGATTTAAAAACATCAAAAGACTACATTGATATTTCAATTTCGAATAATCTGTTAATATCAAATAGAAAGTTGAGAAGAAAGTTAGAGATAATTCTTGAAAAGAGTAATTTTGCTTCGGTTGAGTACATCGATGATATTACAAAAGAATTAGTTGATGGGGAAGACCCATCTGCCGCGGAAAAGCAAGTAGAGCCTAATGAAATATCAATTGCCTTAGATTATGAAGATTATGTTAAAGAATATATTCTAAAACAAAACTATGACAATGAAAAATTCAAATCCGGGGTAGTTTTAGAGTATGAAGAGATAATTAAGATATACAAAGAAAATTATAACACACAAAACGATTAAAATGAATGCAATTGAGGTATTTGAAAGGTGCATGGGTGATAAACCATATTCAAAAGAACTTAAAATCTATACAGAAAAATATCTAAGAAAAGTCGTTAAAGAACTTGAAATGTTGGAGGAGTTCGAAAAGTGTATTGAGCTAAATAAGTTTATCAAACTTAGATTCGGTCATTCTTCTTTTCCAGTTTAATCTGTAAATCACCAGTCCCCTTTATTAATCTGTGATAAATTCCGACTGGGATGAATATTTTACCTTCAATCTTTTTCGGAAGTTCATTGTCTAACTGTATTAACCAATCTGTTTCACCAATAGGTTCTATTATACGAGATTCGCGGTCTCTGTGCCAAACAAATTCACCAGAGTCAGTGTCATGACTGAACTCTCTTATAAATATATTATTCTCTAGTTTAGTTTCTTGAAAAGGCAATGACATATTTTACTTACTGAATTTTTGGATTACCAGAATCCGGGATAAGTGCGTCCGCCAAAAAGATGACCAAATTTATTGAGTCTACAGCTCCAGTACCCAGCTTTAGTTTTATCTTTCTTCAAATGACACTGGTGTCTAGCCGCAAATGATTTTCTTGCTTTTGGATCACTTACCTTGGCCGTCAGTCCTCCTTTAACATCACCAAAGTTTATTTTTATTACTTTTCCAGACTTAGAGTCCTTAACATATACAAAGTATTTTTTCCCATCACCGGAGTTTCTCATTGGGTGATTTAATTTAACTTCTTTACCTTTGTATTCAGCTTCATTTAATTCTACTATATTTTCCATCGGTAAATCTAATGGAACTAATTCACCATTGAAGTAAGCAAATTTACCCATATCGGTTGTTTCAAAAAGTTCTTTGTCTATTTTAGACAACTCAATTAATCCCCGTTCAAATAGTTTTCTAGCCTGTTTAATAGTGGAATAAAACTTTTTAGATCCAGGTCTAAACACACTCTCTGTTACCGGAATAGAATTTATGATGTGATACATTAGGTCTTCTGTTGGACTTAAATCAGAATCATCTTCTAACTCATCACACTTGCAATCATCACATCCACAGTCACAATCTGATAGTCCCGTGCAGACGCTACAACAACCACAGCCTGAAGCTTCTGCTTCTTCTTCATAATCAGCATCAAATTCATTAGATTGGTCATTTTTATAACCAATTTTTAGGTTTTCTATGTTATCAATGTGAATGTCAATAAAGGCTTCGAATTTATGAATTTTATTTCGTTTTTGGTTTTTCTTTTCTTTTTTATTTAACTCATCTGTAGATGTCTTGATAGAAGGTTTAGATTTATCTATATTCATAGAAGTTGCAGAAAATCCCATTTGTTGTTCTAAATCTTGAACTTTTTTAACTTTCATAGTTTATTTATTAATTTATGAACTCAATTTTTTTACAATAAGAGCGCATTTTTCGTAATCTTCCATTTCTTCTAACTCCTTTAGATATTCCCGTAATTGATTTGTATTAGATAATTCAACTCTTAATTTGAATCTGACTTCTTGTAATTCTTTCATGTTTTTTGTAGAATTGTCTATAATTTTATCAATTAGATATCTATCGATTTTATTGGAGGATATGAAATCATCCCAACTGTAAATATCATATTCAGCCAAAGTGTCTAAAATTTTTTTAACAGTTTGGTCTAACTCAACTGAAACTTTCTTTTTGGAGTTCAATTTTCTATAAAATCCTTCATTAATAAAACCCTGGTAGTTTCTTATTTTGGCCATGATGTATATATTATTTTTTTGATATTAAGAAGCACTCAAATTAATATATAACTGAAATTAGTCGTTTTAATGTCAAACCACTTAAATTTAAGATTTTTTAATAAAGAAGGTGATCACCTAAACATAGAATACAATCAATCAACTGATCGTTTTGAAGGTGACATCTTATTCCATGAAAGTTCCACTGATACTTATAAGACAGCCGCGTTGTATACTTTAGAGAATATCCCAAGTTTTGAATTTGAATCGGTGGGTGAATTGACGACAAAAAAATGGCAACTTTTTAACGAGAGAGGATTTCACTTCTGGGGTTCAAAATACGTAGATGCTGAATCTATTATAAGAATAGAACCAACAAATAATGATCCAAAATTCTATTCAAAGTGGATATATGGAAAAGACATTGGTAGAAAATTTCCTAAAGGTAGTCTCATAAAATTCAACAATACAATCTTAGAATTTATTAACATTAACCAAGTCTACACAGTTCTGGCCAGTTCAAGTGATAGAATTATGATACTTTCTTTAGTTGATAACGCAACCTTTGAAGCGCAATATTATTCAATTTATTCAGATCCGGACAATTTTTCCACCACAACTATTTCTGGAATAAATGCTTTTGGTGTCTATGATTATATACAGCCAAACTATTTCCCAAAACTTTCAAATTGGAATGAGCCTGAATTTTTCGATAAGTATTATGTAAATCGAAAATTAAATGTTGTTGGTAGTAAAAATGATGATAAAATACTGACAGTTGATAATCCTAACTACGGTGATCTTAGTCATTTTGAATATTCTGTTGATAAGTCTCAACTTCCTATAAACTCCACGTTGATTATGGAGATATTAACTCGAACAGAAGTTCCACTTCTCTATCAAGGTCCACTAACTTTAACACAATCTAAGATATTGATTGGTGATATTTATAAATTTCCGGTAAATTTAAGACCTGGAACCGAAATTAAAATAATTGGACCTCAGATTTCCGCAAATCAAAACTTTTTTACAGTTGATGATATTTTCGACTTTAGAACTATCTCACAGACAACCTATTTTGCCACACAGTCACAGGCTATTTGGAATGGAAAAATATACGAATGTATACAGGCATATACACAAAGTATTTCCAACTTAGCTACATCTTTTATCACTCCAGAAAACGGACAATACTGGAGTAAACCAACTTATATAAAGATTACCGATTCATTTACTTATGAAAATTTATTATCTGCTCAAATCTATCTAACCACTGATAAGTTTTACTACACACTTGGTTGGACTTATTCAGCTGAGACAACTTTAGCCCAATTTGCTCAATTATACAGCTCTGGTGCTAAGATTTTTGATATAGATCTTTTTTATCAAAACAACCAACTCAGAGCTGATTTGATTTGGCCATCAAAATATGCTGAGGTTAATTTTTACTTTGACCAACTCTCACCAACACATTCGATTGGTCAATCTCTGCAGACCAAAGAAAGAATAGTAGGTGTCAAAGAAGAAGTTACCGCTGAGTTAAATTACGACTATTCTGAAAATAAAAAAATTAATATTGTCTTTACTGACTTAGATAACTATGGATTTAAGATTGTTATAGGTGGTCAAGTTTATGAAGAGCAAACGGTTTTAATTTATACAGGGGCTTATCTTGATATGGAAAGAACCATCGACAGAACTTTAAGAAATTGGTTATCCAGGTGGACTATTGACCTTTTAAAACTAGGTATAATTGCCGAATTGAAATATACTGGCACATTTAATTCAGTATTTTTTAACACTATTGTGATTAAGTCTGAATATCCAAATGTAGAAGTAGATGTAACATCAATAAAAGTCGGAACAAGCGCCGCTTATTATATCGAACATTCTAAGGTTACCTTTTTTAACATGGGTACTTATTTCAATATTAACATAGATGGAGACGACTATGGCGTTCAATCCGTTATTGGTACAAATTCGCTACCAAATGTTCCGTTAACTTTAGCAAATTGGGAATCTCAACACAGCCAAACTGTGCTTGAAAACCATTTAGTGCAAATTACAAATTTTAATTCTATTCTGACGTTTGATATATTAAATCCTATTCAAAACCTAGACTATGTGATAACTACTGGTAAAGTTAATTTACCTGGAATCGAAGATTACAAAATTAAAAAGTTACTCACCGGAAATCCCGGAGTTGTAGTGGCATCGAATGAAGTGATATTGCCCCAGTCATCGACATATAGTTTTTTAACAGAAGGTTTTGCAACCGGAATGGCGTTTACAATTAACAACACCTTCTATACCTGGATGAACCAAGATTATGTGATTCAATATTTAAATCCAAAGACATTAAATTTAAGCTATCAGGGACCTTTTTGGGGACTGACTGGAAACCCTTGTAATACATCTGCGTTTCAAACACTGGCGTTTGATACTGGTTTTGGACAAACTGCTTGCGTGGTTCCAATTTCTATTACAAGTAGTGGTGCCGGTCCGTATAACCCGCAAATGTTTAGTTCGGCTTTCAAATCATTTACCACTTATTATATTACTACTAATAATGTCTATACACAAAATGACTATACTGCTATACCTGGACTTGTTGACCTGGATTATATTGAATTAAGTAACTCTATTTATGGATTTGGTGATTACCTTGTGGCAGTTGATGCATTTTATGGTAACATCATAGCAACTGTTTCACTCCCGGGTAATACCCAAAGCATTGAAATGAGATTCAACACTAAAAACAGCTACCTGTATTGCTTATCAAAGCAAAACTTATATGTAGTTGATCCAACATCAAATACTCTAGTATCTAGTATTACATTTAGTAATCCAAGCTGGAATGCCTTTGATATGGAACTAAATCCAATCAACGGTGATATGTATATTAGTTATGATAATGCGGCCAGAGTTGATGTTTGGGATGTTTCTAATTTCACTTCTCAGCAAACGTATACGATAAATTCAACTGACCCTCTTTTCCCAATTGGTGTCACAAGAACCGGGGCAATGGTGTTTAATGACTTTGAAGGTGACATGTATATCACAACTGATGCTAATAACGTTTTAAGAGTCAATGGTGGTGTAACTGATAATTTCCCAACGAATCCGACAGATAGGTCAATTCAAACCGTCTATAACATACCAGGGCTAACGAATTCTATTTTTTATGATCCGGTTTATGAGGCGATCTACACCTGGGGTTCTGCTAGTATTTATAAAATTGACAACTCCCAAGTTACGCAAATATCCGGTATCACCACTCAAAACTTTGTGGATGTAATTTATAATAATTTGACTAATCAGATTGATATATCAGACTCTTCTGGTAAATTTACCATGTTAGACGTCGGTTTTGATACCTTCAAACAATCATATGTCACACAATGGGGCTACCAAGTTATTAATCAATATGACGGCGATGTTTATATATCATCACAATCATTGAATACTATATTTGTAGTTACTCCAAATTTTGGTCAAATTAAGCATGTAGAAAGTTTTGGCTCGCAAACGGGAAGAATAATCTTTAACCCAGAAAGAAATTCTGTTTGGAGTATACAGCCACAACTGAATAAATTTGTGGAAATCGATGTTGAAATAAATTTGAACTTAATTCCAACTGGAAACACCTTTTCAGCAATTGGTGACAACCAATATGGAACATTACATCCAGACTATGTTCCAAGAAAGAGCATTTGGTTGAAAACTAGAGAATATTATAGAAGACCTCGAGAAAACTTCGAAGGAGACGTAGCAGTGCAATATTATTGGAGATGGTTAACAGATCAAGTTCCTGAGTTTTTTCTTTACGACTTTTCGGGAAATCAACTGGCTAAAACTGGACCATATGCTTATACCGGTGAAAAGCCACTTCAAAACATTGTTTTAAATAAATTACCAAACACAGATAAGAGCAGAGTTTCATTTTCGGCTTATCAACAGACGGTATTTGAAGAAATAAATTTTGACTTGAGTTACTTAGATGATTTAAACGACTTCGAAGTTGAGTCTGAATCACTTGAATTGTTTATTGGATATAAATCAGAAACCGCCGGAGCCCTAAGATCGGTATTACAATTGTTCAAAAGAGAAGACATCGATTTTTATATTATGTCAGATAGCCTGACCACGATTTCGATTGAAACTATTACATCACCGACCACGAGAACTGGTAGAATATCAATTAGTGAGACATCTTCAGAAAATTTCACCGGTCGCGGATTGAAAATTGGCCAGAGAATTGTTATCTATATCAACGATACAACAAATGTGAGAGGTCAATATACCTCTGAAAATAACGGAACAATTGTAGTAATTAAAAATGTTTTTACAAAAGTGCTGATTGTTGATTTTTTAGACCAATCTTTTGACTATTTTTATCCAGAATCGACCAAGTTGATTAATTTTCCAAAATATGGTTCTACCACTTATTTAAGGCTCAGGATACAAGTTGTTGATAGAGAAATAGGTAGGTTTATTACTTATGGTCAATCTGAAGAAGAAGATGAGAGATTTAAGATAGAACTTAATAATGTTGGTAAACTAATTGATCCTAATCATGTTTTTATATTCAAAGATTATGATATAAATGAAGGAGGCATTGACTGGACTTTTTTGAACAAAAAAAGAAAAGAAATGTTGATGGTTAAAAATGATATTTTTCCTTATGTCGGAGCTTATAAATCGATAATAAATGCTATCAATTACTTTGGATATAATGACCTACAATTAAACGAGTATTATAAATATAATGATAGCACTGATCCAAACTTTGGGAAACTTTTCAAAGTTGAAATTCCTGATATTTTCGACAATACCGTAAAAGGTTGGGAAAGAAGAGACTTTATTGAAAAGATGTTACCAAGTGAAAAGTATAAAGGAACTAATAACTTTAATCTTACGTATAAAATTACAGACAAAGAAGGTAATTACATTTTAAATTATGACTTAGATGAAATCATCATTAAACTACAAGGTCTAAAATATTGGTTAAAAAGAAACATAATACCACTAACTCATAACATAACTGATATTACTGGAGACTCTTGGACCTCTGGTGATAATCAAATTAGCCACGAGGTTTATGATTGTCAAATCTTTAGTATTAGAGAGCAAATGACTCCGATAACTTTCAAATTAAACGAGCTTTATCTACAACCGGTAAATTCTGGATCTACTGTTTACAATTGTGTATTAGATTTTTATTCAATAATTGCCGGCACTGGCTCAAACGTCAATCCAAATAATATTAGAGATATTGCTGGTGAATTGATAAAAAAAGCTCTTCCAAATAACGACTTTGTCGATAGATTAACACACCCTGATATTTTTGATATCAAAATTCGAACTTATAAAGTCTATAAAGAATGGGCGCCTTATGTTACCTATCAAACTGGTGATAAAGTATTTTATTATGATAAGATATACGAATCACAGAAAGATAATAATAGAATCAATAACCCAAGAAAATATGAAAGCGCTCTTTTATGGAAATCTGGGGTAAGTTATCAACCGGCCACGGTTGTAAAATATCAACAGGATTATTATGTTTCAAGTGGACTTGGTTCGACACAGTCAGCGACCCCGGCATCCGATCCCAACAATTGGCTAAAGATAACAGAGTGGAAACAAATAAACTACGAGCCAGTTCAGTATATAGAAGAACAAAGGTTAGGTAATATGCTTCAACCTTTCAATTTTTCAATCGACTCAAATCTTGATCCTTATCTGACTATTGAGGTCGTATCACATAGCGGTAGAGGGGCTATCTGGAGAGATAAGAAAAACTATTTCATTAGAGGACTTAAAGACTTAGTTGAGCCTTATAGACTGATAGACAACGTTGGTCCCTTTGTTCCGATAACACCAGTTGTTTAATAAAAAAAAACAGAATTTGATAGAAAATACCCGCTACTTTTAAGTCATCAAAAGTTATTATCCTTGCTTTTTGGGGTTTAGTAAAAGATATTTAGATATTATTATCCCTGTGGTTCTACTACTTGTGCTTTGATAGAGTTGTCAAAATTAACGCTATCATCAAAAGTCAAAACCCAATCTTGTATATCTGTTGCTAAGTTTTTACCAGTTGTGTCGTAATAGTTAAAAATTTTACTAACACTTCCAATCATAAGTAAAATTTGAGAAAAGTTTATGGAATCTTTGCCCAATCCCTTAACTTTATGTTGTGATATTAGATGATAGATATAAGTTACATCTGTTGCTGACATCGGAAAAGAAGAAATATCCGTTTTAGAGTTTCTAATAGAATCAATCAGTGATTTAATTTCGATTGCAAAAAATACTGAATTGACATCATATTCTAGTTTATTTTGGATTAGGTCTTGTAGATACTTAGCTTGTTCTTTATCTAAAAAGAAATTATATCTGACTGACTCAAGTGTGTCGATAAAAGATTTCCAAATTTTTTGAGCTGATAAATACATCTCATCTTTTTCGCTATTTGTTTTACCTTTTCCGGAGTTATTAGACATATAGTCTTTAATTTCCTGAATAATTGAGTCTAGTTTATTTTCTTGTTCTGTTGCAATTAGTTGCATCTCGGTTTCAGCTCTAGTTATTGTAGTTTCTGGTTTTACTACTGCTGTTTCTAATTTTTTACCCATTTTTTTATTTATTTTTTTATCCGTTAATTTGGTCAGTCTTTTTAGGATATAGTTCTAAAAGACATTCTAATTTATCTTTGGCGGCTGCATAAACCTCAAGCCATTTGTCGTGTTCTTCCAATAAGTCGGAATGCTCGCCTATTGAAGCTAGATTAGTGTTGGAAAAATATAAAGCCAGATTAGCCATCGCTTCTTCCATTTGAGCCTCATACTTTTTTGTCAGCGCCCTTAAATAATTCTCTCCTAAGTTGTTAAATGATAAATTCTTCATCTCTGCTATCTTGTTTTTGTTGGTTATAAAGTTCTTCTACTTTGTTTGCTCTGGCTACTTTTTCAACTCCCCACTTATTTACAAGTGATGAAAAAGTATTCAAATCGGTTTTTACTAATTTAATTTTTCCTGATTCAATATTCATATTAATTTTGTCAATCTCCTGTTCAAAAAGGATAGTAATAGACTCATCATCGTAATGATTTAGTAGATCTTCGTTGATTGATACTTTTAGTTCTTTTTGTAAGATAAAGGCATAGTCATCTGCTATTTTAGAAATCTTGACTAAGTTTTTTTGTTTTGTGTCCCCGATAAATTCAATTTTAATTGAAACAGGGAAAGATTTTTTATTGAATACTGAGAAAAAAGAATCAATAGTATCTTGTGATAAATCGTAAAATCTGTCCATTTATTTTTTTTTATTATTTATAAGTTAAAAGAGTAAAAAAGTTTAGATTATTAAATTAGTAATAGTGCTAAAGATAATATTACTACTAATGGTATAAATACATAGTATAATCTATTGTAGAATTTATTAGTTTCAAACTGAGAAAAACCTATTACTATAAGCCAAGAATATTTTTCCACTTTTCTTATTTCATATACCTTATAAAGTTCTGTAAGGCCATTTTCATTTAGCCACTTACTTACATCTTTTGTATAGGTTTCGACATAATTTTTTGTAATAATATCTACATCACTTTTTCTCAAACTGTATGAATCACCAACTAATTCCTCTGGAACATTTATTACCGTATAGAGTCTACAGGCATAATCTTTTCTTAAGTTAAACCTATTTTGAATAATCGTTTTATTGTTATTAATTATTTTTCGCCAGTAAAAGAAGGTTCTCAACTTTTTTAACATATTAGGTTTTATATATTTTTTTTAAATTTTGTTTACCCACCTATGAACATCTACCTTTATTTGTTAATTTACATTCATCAAAAAAAATAAACCGCTATTTAAATAAAAAAAATGCAGGCCATAGAAACTTTATAGATGAAAAAAATCGAAAAGCGAAGCCGGCGCTGCTGGTGGTGTTTTTTTAGGGGGATCCTGACCAACGACTACTGGTTTACTTGGTTCACTATCAGCGTCTGATAAATATTTATTTATACTTGATGAATCTCCTTTTATTGACTTTAGAACCGATACAGCTGTTTTAATTTCTTTGATAAGTTCTTCAAACTTAGGATTATAATTTCTTGCACCTGAATTAGACTCAACTTTGACCTTTTTAGCTGAAAAGAGGTCTTTGGTTACAACAGGAGAAATCCTCCTTTCTGGGTTGTAAGTGCCTGATGAAACCTCTGATGTGATTTTTGCGAGTTCCTTGAGGTCTTTAAGTTTAAGTATCTTTATAGCCCTACCCAGTTTGAGTAGAGCATTGGCCATTGCGTCATAACCCTTAGCTAACTTTATCATTTTTTTCGAATAAGAGGATATTGGGTCATTTCCTGTCAAGTCTCTAAGGAAATTTCCCCCAGAGTTACTTCTCTCAATTTCTGCAATCTTTTTCACCACATATGCAAAGTCTATCAAGTTCTTCCCTACTTTTGCCATGAAGTTTGGATCTATCTTCATGTCAAATGCCTTTCTACCTGAATACATTATCCAAGCAACTTTAACTAATTTTTTAGCCGCTTTGGCCACAGTATCATCCGAACGAGATTCCATTAAAGCGGACGCTCCGGCAAATCCAAGACCCAGTAATGGATTCACTGCGGTAAGACCAATCATTAGAGCAGATTTTAATTTGCTTTCACCTGATAATGACTCTAGTTGTTTTTGTAAGAAAAAATATCTCAGTAAATTTTTGGACAAATTTGTTACCCATTCTGAAGGCAGACTATACGAAAAGAATTTTTTATTGTGCCATAGAATTTGAGCCACATTTGCCATTTGAATCGCTATGTCCTTTGGTAAGCTAAGGTCTTTTCTTACTTTAACTGTTTTACTTAAACTAACTTTTGCTAGACCAAAACCCACACTGGCCTCTGTGGTAACAGTCTTTTCAGACACAAGCATTTTATCTAATTGAAGAGCAAGTTTTGCAAACTCGAGTATGTTAATCTTAACTCCTTTTATCCAGTTTAGAGAAATAGTGAATCCAAATGACTTCCTGTTTTTATAAAATGCATTAGCTACCACGGCCATCGATACTGCAGCAGATGCTACACCTTTAGACAAATAAGCAAAATAATCCGTTGATAGACCTTTTTTGTCTAACATCTCAAAGATACCAACAAAAGACTCTATTGCTTGTTTTATTCCTGTTCCCCACTTTTTGGATGGATAATTGGTGAACTGAATTTTGCTATTAGAAAGTATACTACCTGATCCTACAATTGCCCTAGTTACAGCTAAGATACCCCAAATCATGTCTTCAACGGCGTCTTTCCCTGACGAAAACCACCCACCCCCTTCACTTAGTGTTTTAAATACTGGAGCAAATGCTCCAATCGCTAATCCAACACCTTCTGCCCATTTTTTAGGGGGACCGTCTTTAAAAACTGCTTTATTTTTAGCAAAAAACGCAGCCGCTGCTACTATACCTTGTGAAGTAATCTTGATGGCTTTTACAAAATCTTTTGGAGATACTCCGCTAGCACCAAAAGCTTTGAAGACGGCTGCTTTCACTAACATAGCGTAAACTGGACCAAAGGCACCTATGGCTAAAGATACACCCTCGGCCCATTTTTTCGAAGGACCGCCTTTATATGTTCCTTTTGCTAATATTTTATCAACAGCTATAATAGAGTTAGCCACCGATACCAACATTTTTTGACCTTCTTTAAAAGGATCTGGTCCACCAAAGAAGCCAGAGATTTTACCGGCGATTGCCACAGCACCTAAAATTAGTATGATTGGAGTAAAAGTTGCGTAGAGTAAGACAACTCCTGCGGCCCATTGACCAAAGTTCGCATTATATTTGCCCTTTGATAGGATATTTGACACATCGACTATACTATTTGCTACTTTTTTAAGAAGCGGGAAGCCAGCATAAAAGAAAGGATTAAGAACGTTTAGACCTAGCACAATAATACCTGCCGTAAAGGCACCTAAAGTTAGTGCTACGGATGCGGACCAACCAATACTTGGATATTTGTTGTATTTTCCGGCAGATAAAATGGCGTCAGCGCCAACAATTGCAACTGCTACCAACATAATTGCTGCAAGACCGGCTAAGAAAACTAAAGCCTGTGGGCCAAATACGGCTGAACCTAATGCCAAAGCACCTACTCCGAATGCTGTAAGTGCTAATGCTACGCCAAGACCCCATTTTACCGAGGGATATTTATTGTATTTGCCTATGTTTAGAATAAGTGAAGTAAGTGCTATTACACCGGCTAAAATCACAATCACTAAGCCTCCTTTGAGAGCATCTAATGGGTTGATTAGAATATTTATGATTTTTACAGCAATTGCCATAGCAATAGCAACTATGGCAATTGCGATTCCAAAGAAAATTATTCTAAATATTGTTGAAAAGGTTAATTTGTCAAATGATTTGGAAAATTTTGCAAAAATCCAACTAGATACCGCAACTGCCAGTGATATTAAAGTGAAAAGAATTGGTAGTAAGATTACTTTCTTAAAACTTATATCACCCAATATTTTAAGAGCAAAAGCAGCTACGATTGTGATGATACCAATAGCAATACCTACGAGTGCAATTTTTACAATTGTCATAAAAGTTATTTTTCCTAAACTGAGGATCACTTTGTCTTGGCCAAAGATATAAGCAGAAGCAGCAACGGCAAGTGATATTAACGTCAATAAAAGCGGTAGTAGAATCACTGTTTTAAGATCAAGATTTTTCAGATTCTTTATCGCGTATGACATCACAAAGGTTATTGCTCCAATTGCTACTCCGAGTAATAAAATTTTGAACATAGTTGCCCAACTTAGTTTATCAAATGATGACTTGAAAACGGCGAAAATTTTAGCAGCCATTGCGATACCAAGTGCAATTGCTACCATAGCAAATGGCAGTGCTAATATAGCCACAAGAGCAAACGGACCTAATGAGTTTATCAGCTTACCTATACCCATTGATACAACAGCAAACATACCGGCAATCAATATCGCGGTCACTGCTTGTCTGAAGCCAATTGGTTGTATCATTTGTAGCACTTTTGAGGATAACGCAATTCCTGCAGATATGGCAACCATTATAATTGGTAATATTAGAGCCATGGCTGCAACTTTTCCAATACCAATGCTCTGAGTTTTAAATCCAAATCCACTCCCTGATGCCTCAGTTGTGGTGGTAAATGCGGTAATAAGACCAGCGATGCCTTTTGCGACAACAGCAAACATCACGGCTATAAGGGTTATTGTAATTAGTTGAGTTATTTTAAGAGGCACTACTAGTGATAAAATTTTTGAAGATATCATAATACCTATTGAACTGGTAATCATCAACAGCGGAACCATAACTAAGGCACCCATAAAGGCGGTCATATCTAATTTTTGAGTTTTTATCGTAATGCCCTCGAATCCAACCTCCTGTGACGTCATTAGAGATGATATCAGTTTACCAATTGCTGGTGCTACTAAAACAAATAGTAAAGCTATTACGGCGGCTGTCAGGGCTTGTTTAATGGAAATTGGTGTTATTTTTGACAATAATTTTGATGAGATCATCGTTGCTAGTGACATTGTGACCATGATAAGAGAAGTCGTAAGAGCCTCTTTTATCGTTAGTGGGCCACCAGATGCGCCTTTTATTTTTGCAACCCTCTCAAAAGCAAAGGCCACCAATACGATACCTATTCCTAATGCGATAACTGACATAATATTAACTTTGCCAACTAATTTAAAGGCCATTCCTATGGCTAATACCGCCACAGCAATTAATAGAATAGTAGCCAGTCCCTTTTTTAGAGCCCCTGTTTTTTTTGGATCACCTGCATCGGTCATTGGGTCTTTAGGGTCTCCGGTCTTTTTTTCTGTCTCTTTTTTCTTTGCTAAGGCAATTAGCGTTTTTTGGTTTTTTAGGATTTCTTGAGTATCAGTCTTAATTGATTGGATTTCAACCGAAATTTGTTCCAGTGATTTGCCAAAATCACCTGATTGAACTGCTTCTCCAACATTAGATTTTGCTTCGCCACTTTTTTGTAGTGCCTCTACAAGTGCCTCCAGACCTACTCCGATATTGTCTAATGCTTTTAATAATTGTTTATCCATAAAAAACAGAAATTTTCAAAGTATATATAAAAACCACAATATCTCTGATTAATATATACAATAAAAGAAGATTTAATTATGAAAATTAGAAAAATCTTCAGGAAGTATCTTCTACCTGATTTAGATACTAGTGAGACTCAAAAACCAATCGAAAAATTGAGCTCAGAGACAGTTGCTGTTAGTCGAGTCATCACACCTTTTCCTGTTCATAACAAAGATTTTATGCTACTTTCGAAGTGCTCGGTGAGTCAAAAAATAAACGAACTTATCGAATCGAAAATTGTTATTATTTGTAATTTACACGATAGAGATGGTAAGTTTGGACTTAGAATCGTAAATTTAGAGGTTGACTACGGAACCGAATCAGTTTTAGTTATTATGACCGGTGGAGTTGTCCATCCGCTAGAGGATAAATTTTTATATAATTTAATATATAATCTGCAAAAAAATCAGTATTCACTTGAAGAACATGATGAATATTTTGAAAAAATAGAAGTAGATGAAAATTAAAAAATATACTCAATTTATTAATGAGATATCAGGAACGGAGATTCCTCAAAAGGCTCAAGGTAGTTATTTCGGACCGGCTTATGGTGATACGGTTAGTCCAAATACAATTAATAAATCACACACTGGGCTTAAACAGGTGCATAATTTTCAAAATCCTGATTCAAAGAATGATTTAACAAGTGACCTCTTTTTTGGAGATGATTATAACAGCATACTTACAGAATATCTTAAAGCCGGTGGTAGTCGGGCCGATTTAAGTGGCGAGGAGTCAGAAGATATCTCAATAATGTTAAATTTTTTAAAAGAAAAGTAGTTTTTTATATATACGATTGATAAAAACAGAAATCAATTATGAGTAGATTATTAACCTTAAATTCCGTCGAAGACGATAATATAATTAATGACATCCTAAACGATGAACTAATTATAATTGAAGATATACAGGGTTCAAAAATCTGGGTTAACTGGGATGGTCATAATTTTCAAATCAGAACAAAATCAGTCAATGGTGAGAAAATCAATCTTGTCGACTTGGCAATGCAGAATTATTATAATCCTGTTTTTGATTATCTAAATAGTTTAGAACAGAGAGTTAAAAGTTTGCTTAATAGAAAGTGGTGGTTTTGCTTTGAATATTTCCCTGATGAGCAACCGGCTAACATCCAGTATAGTAGAGTTCCCCAAAATGGACTTGTACTTACTTCTATTTATAAACAGGGTAAATATGGTTTTCAAATCGATGAAATCGGTGAGTATGCTAGACTTTTCCAAGTTGATTCAATTCCTGTTATCTATCAAGGTAGATTAACCGAAACTATGAAAGAGGCAATACTTTATTTCTTAAATACATCAGAACATGATTTAGAATTTGTTTTTGGAGAGAAGTCATTCTCTTTCTTCTTTTACAAGATTCTAAACCCAAGTATTCAAAATTCCTTTTTAATGGAAAACGAATTTCAAAATAATTTACAAAAATTAATAATTAAAAGTAAGACTAAAGATATCTCTTTTGAACTATTAAATCCACTTTATAGAAGAGCCGATGATTCAAACTCAACAGAATTTGTTGAAATCTATACACTAATATTGGTAAATTTTCTTAATTTTTGCCAGTCTATTAATTTAGAAGATATCAAAATCAAAGGTGAAAATTTTGAAGAGATGTATATTTTTTTGATGTCAAAGTTGTTTAATCTCTACATTAATCAAGTTAAAGATGATATTGAAAATTTTGATTTTGTGGTTCCTAAGTTTTTCGATAAAGATAAATTTAAAATAAACACACAATTAATAAAAAATAAACTTACAATTGAATACCTGTCATACTCTGATAAATTTGAATACATATTCAAAGTGATTCTTGGAAGCTTTAGTAAAAAAAGAAAAAAACCAATCGGAATTTTTTCAGACAACACAGTTATCTTATTCAATAAATTTGTAGACCAAATCAGGTCTTATATAGATAAATATTTACAAAGAGTTCAAGAAATCGAACTTGGAAAAGTTGGACTTTTAGATTTTAGCGACTTCTTTGATATAAAATATGATGTAGATTCAACTGATCAAGTTTATCCAGATGTTTATAGTGAATTTGAAAAAACTCCTGAATCAGACAAAAAGGGTGTTAAGTCTAAAAAGAGTAAACTATCTACAGGTGGTAAAAAATAAAAACTTAGGCTAAAAAACAAGATATAAATCCTATGCTGATGGATTTATCTTACCACAAAACAAATCTTATCGATAACCTTAAAAATAAAAAGACCCTACTACAATTTTTACCACATTGTTTATTCGAAATCTCTAAAAAAAAAATTATTCAATTTCGAGATTCTAAAATAAAGTCTAGTTATCTAATAGACCTGGTACACACTCTTATGTTGAAATATTATTTTAAGCAAGAAAATAAATTTGTTATCAATGCACAGGTGTTAAAAGAAAAATACGGTTATCAATATAAACTTTACATTGATTGGCTTATTGAAAATCAAATCATCATTCTTAAAAAAAACTATAAAGCCGGGGTTTCATCACGGATATATGGTCTAAATCCTCTGGTATTTAAGGGGCAAATCAAAAGATTCAATAATTCTGATAAATTCTTATTAAAGAAATTTAAAAGAAGAATCTTTGATACCACAGATCCAACTGATGATGTAAAATCCTCTATCGATGTCCAAGTTAGGCAAAAATTAATTTCTGACCTTTTTTCTGTGACTATTGATGTCGAGAGAAGCGTTTTTTATTTAGACCTACTTAAAAACGAAGACCGTGATAATTATAATAGAAATATTTATTCTATTGAGTCAATAAATTCTAAGCATTTATTCTATCATTTTGATAATTATGGTCGATTACATACCAACTTTACCATATTAAAATCTTTTATTAGAAAAAATTGTTTAGAAATCGACGGCGAATCAACCGGGGAAATTGATATAAAAAATAGCCAACCACTTTTTCTTTGGAAATTAATCCATCAACACGACCTCCTGTGGGTTGATAAAGAAGAAGTTAATTTCTTTAAAAATCTAACCTTATCTGGAAATTTCTATGAATATTGGGGAAAAATATTAGAAGAGAAAAATCGAAAATTAGTAAAGCAAATGACTTATAAAGTACTTTTTGGACTTAATCGACACAATTCAAAAGCTGATATTAGCTTTAGTCAAATTTTTCCAACAATACATAAATTCATTAAATTTTATAAAAAAGAATGCGGTGGTTATAAGGTCTTAGCACATGATTTACAGAAAGCCGAATCTAATCTAATCTTTAATAACATCATTAAAAAAATTAACTTAATTTATCCAGATATAAAATTAATCACCATTCACGATAGCATCATATATCAAAAAAAGTGGCATAACGAAGTAAAACAAATTTTTGATGCAGAAATTAATAGGGAGTTTCACCTAATTTAACTGGTATATTTTAATATATACTGAGTGATTGATTTAAACAACCCAGACTTATCTTTTATATTATTGTCTTCTAAAAAAATAGATGATTTAATTTCCGTTCTTTATACTAAAGAATTTCAGGTCACTCCAATTAAGGGGTACTATAGAGGAAACTATGAAGATTCTGTGATTGCTTGGGGAAATTTCGACAATGACCAGTTAAGAAACGAAATTATTTTTCTACTTGATATCTTTAATCAAGACTCTGGATTTATTAAATACTTTGCACACACCGAAGTTATGAAGATATTTAGAGATGGTCAAGAAAGACCTATGTCTCAGACTATGTATAACACAGATGATGATAATATGTCTTATTTAGTTAATGGACTTAGCTTTTCGTTTGTTGAAAAAAGGAGGTATTGGAGTCCAAAAAGTGTGGATGAGTTAAAAACAGGAATGATAGTGGAGTATTTTAACAACAATCGATGGAATCAGAAAGTGGTAAAAAATCCAAAACAAGAATGGTCTGATATGTGGTCGCTTTTAAGTAAGTATGATAAACTTAGAGTTGCCTCAAAAAATTAATCATCTTTGAAAATTATCTAAAAAGTTCTTTTCACTATTTGAAAGGGAATCAATTCCGTTTTTTGATATTTTGTCCAATATAGAGTCTAATTTTTTTTGTCTTTTAGACTTAAATTCAATAAACTCTTCGTCAGTCAAAGACCTCTTTTTAGAAGATGAAGTTTTAGTAAAAGATGTCCTAATCCAATCCCAAAATCTAGAAAACATCATATTTATTTTTCATACCATTTTTTGGAACATCTTGATATAAGATTTTTCTCATTTCTTCTTTACTCATATTCTTATAAGTATTGTGTAGTGTAAGATTTTTTTGATAATCCTGCATATTAGGAGCCGGTCTGTTGTGATGCAGGTGAAAACACCTAAAATCTTGTTGTTTCCATTTTAGAAAATGTTCTACTTTAATCGAAACAAAATCATCTTCTGCGCCCCATCCTACAAACCTTTCATTCCAACCACCAATTTTGTTAATGGCTTCTTTTCTAAAAATACAGATACCTCCACAAATTGGAACTTTTTGATGGTCAGTTTCTCCTCGGCCTGGTCGAGTAATAGCAAATAAGTTTTCTAATGGTAGAGATGATTCGTCGGGTTGTAGGTCAATTACCGACTTATATGGATTTACCATTTCATATTGTTCTAACATTTTTAGACTTTCAATAAATTCTTGTGGATTCATTATTAAGTCAGAGTCTGCAAAAACCACAATATTAGATTTTGCCATTTTAGTAGCATAGTTAAATGACCAAGATTTATTATACGGTTGATTTGTTCTAAGAAATAGATGCCTACATTTTAGATTTAAGTGTGAAATTTTAGAATGTTTATCCTGTTCAACAACGATAATATCAACATTTTGAAAACCATTAATCCAATCAAGAACTCTCCTTAGATTTTGTAGTCTATCGGGTTGATGGCGATAACCTATGATGTAAGTAAATGAATAGGGACTTGACATAGAATTTTTTTTATTATTATAGGTAGTGACTATAATTTTGTTTTAGTTATTATACCTATTTGATAAAACCATCTTTATTTTCTCATGATTTATGTATTCTCCTAGAAAATGAAAAACTTTTTCAATCTCTTCAATACTAGAGTAGTTTTCATATCTAAATAGCAAACAATTTGAGTTATTCTTTGATATTTCAGTCAAATTTTCTTGAGATTTTATGATATCCAATCTGACATTGGCATCTTGTGATATTGATTCTGGCCACCAACCCGACTTTGATAGAGTTTCGATATCTCTGACGGTGAAAATAAAAAAAATATCCGGGAATAATTCTTTGAGGAAGTTTATATAATTTTGTAAACTGGTGTAATCAGATGGAAATCGAATTTCTTTAAATCCAAAAACCCTACTTTTGTGTGACAAGTACATGTTATCAAATAAATTTCTGTAATCTTGTAGAAGTTTTTCTTTGTTATAAAAATTCCACCAACACGGTTTATAATTATCTTCTTTTGTATACTCGCCTTCTTTAGACAATTCGGTTCTCACAAACCCTGGTAAGTCACTCCCTGTGCCATACATTGCATAGTACATGAAGAACCAAAAACCACCATTTTCTCCACAAAAAAAACCATCGTCTATTGCGCAGTGTAAAATCCTCTGCATCAAAGTAGTTCCACTTCGACCTTTTCCTAAAATAATAACTCTTTTTTTCGACATACCACTAGATATTATTTTTAGATTTCCATTGGTCATAAGAAAGTTTTACAACATCTGACCATTTTTCTTTCTTTTCTGTCCAAGAACCTTCAAAAAGATGAACGGCGTAATTGATTCTACCACTCGACCTGTCATCTATGACAAATACATCCGGAGTCTCAATCAAGAACTTTTTATCATCGATTGTAAATTCTTTTGTAAATCCACCATTTCTTATATTTGATGTTTTTAAAATCTCATTTGTCAATATTATTGGACCGGTTCCTATTTCTTTGACAAAAGAAAAGTGGTCATTTAATACTTCATATTTTGGATCTATATCAGTATAGAAGTTTAGTATATTTTTAATTTGTTCAAGTCTTGGGCTACACCCTATTAATCCAATATTTATGAAATTTTCATTTTCCCAACTTGAAAAAAAGTCATATTGAAGAAATGGTGATATATCATCGTTAATAACACAATCTGTGTCTAACCAAACACCTCCCCATTCATATAAAACTTTAGCTCTTATATAATCGACGCATATACCATACTTTTTTAATTGATATGATTTTTGTAAAAATTTTGAAGAAGACATATCAAAATTCTCTTCGTTCCAAAACATATAGGTCCATTCACTTTCTGGTAAGTATTTTTTCCAATTATTAAGAATTTCTGATGAAAATTTCTTATCTCCTATCCAAACATAGTGTATAATTTTAGGAGTCCTTTTATAAAAGACATCGGTCATAATTATGTCTTTAAGTTCTTTTTTGTTTTCTTCGCTTGACGTTGCTCGAACAAGAAGTGAACTCTGAGTTTCGTGCTTTCTGTAATTTAAATGCGTGTTAAAACATTTTTTAAAGTCAAATTTTTTTTCAAACATTTTAATCCAAAGAGCCATGTCTTCAAATGCCCAAAGTTTTTCATTGTACAGACCAGATTCAATAAATGACTGCCTTTTTATAAGAGCTGTGCATACTAATGAATTTCTTCTAAAAGTTGTTAGCTTTGTCCAATCTATTTCTTCGTTTATCGGATCAGGCCAAGTTCCGTTTTTTGAACCAAAATATTTTGAACCAACATATACAACATCAGCATTTATTTTTGATACTTCTTCTAAAAAGTTTTCTGGTAAAGTATCATCAGCATCAAGTGGTATAAAATAATCAGAAGTCACTAAACTTACTAATTTATTTCTTGCTTCTGATAGAAACATCTTTTCAGATTCTATACACTTTATGATAGTTGACTTTTTTTGTAAGATGTTTGATAAATCAATCGACTTTTCATCCATTAGTAATACTACTATCTCACTTGGAACAATTGTTTGGTTCAAACAGGAATCTACACATTCGATTAGAAATTTAGATTGATTATAACATGGAACTATTATTGAAATTGACTTTTTAGGATTATTACCATTTTCTTCTAAATTGAAGTTTTCTAAATTCCATTTGCAAATTCTAGCATAATCATCAAATTTTTTGGGATCTCTGATTTCTGAATTTGTGACATTTGATATTACTATGTGTGGGAAAAAACTAAAGCAATATTGATTATTGTTTTCTTGTAAATTCGATAAATAATGGTCTATTGGTTTTTCTTCTAACTTAGTTGCTTCTAAAATTATGTCATACATGCTTCTGTCAATTGCATAGGCAAAGGTTCCTAAAGTCTTTTTGCAGTTATAAAATCCATCTTTAATTTTTATACCTTTCCAATCAAATTGAGATGCGCCTAAATAAAGTAATTTCCAAAAAATTTTTTTTATTTGTTTTAATTTTTTTTCAAAATCTTTATCAAAAATTACATCATCTTCAAATATTAAAATTTTATCATAATTTTTATCTTTAGCATCTAATATTATATTTCTATGACTTCTAAGACAACATAGAGAGTATTTATTTTCTATTTCAGTGGGAATGTAAATTTCTTCGTCTGGTAGGTTTTCTCCGTCTATGGCCGAAAACCTCTCTACCGACATATTCCAACTTTGAAATTTTTTAGACATTTCAATCCATCTATCTGTTCTTCTGTCCAAGTTAAGACAGTATATGTTATCAAAGTAAGAATTTATGCCTGACATAGAAATTTTTTGAAATAATTTACTAAATTCCTCTACTTCAATAAACTCGGATGTCAATCTTCCACTCCAGTTTTTGTAAGGGCTTCCTAAGTGAACACACCGGCCTAAGTTGACTCTTTTCTGAAATTTATCTCTAAACTTTAGGTCGGTCCAAGAGGCATCCCCTGAATCTGTTGGATAAGGAGAATTTCTATCTATGCATTTTGAATCAATATGAAATAACTGAAAAAACCCAAGGCCTCTTTCATCTGGGTTTATCTGACTGTTTTCAAATTCCACTCCGTTTTTCTGATAACTAAGCCACGTCTGATAATCTTCTAATATCACTCTATCTTTTGTATAGAGTACATCACATTCTAATTTTGAGACATCTATCGGATTTTTTATTATAATGTCACAGTCTAAAAGTAAGATAAATTCAGGATTATCAAGAGATTTTATTGCAAATTCCATTGCAGCACCCTTATTAAATTTTGAACCTCCGCGATACATGGCGTCTGTTGTTAAAAATTTGACTCCAAGTTTGTTACAAATTTGTTGACAAACTAAATCCTCTTTTGTTGTTATGACCGTGATGTTTTCAAAAAATTGTATGTTTTTAGCAAGAGTTAGTATAAGAAAGTCATTGTAGTCAACAGAAAGAATAACCACGTCTAATTTGTTGTCTGAAATAGTTGCTGTTCCAAATTGAGAGGTGGTTTTTTCTGGCTCAGTTATTTGGGGCTTAATTTTTTTTGACACAATTTTTTTTCTAACCGTGTAGATATTCGCCGGTTTGGACTTATCTCTATTTTTTGAAATCAAATCTGATTTTGTAAATCTAGAAAATATCTCAAATCCATCACCTACTAAAATAAAACTTTTTAATTCTAAGTCTGAAATTTTTTTTAAATCATGATGAAACTTAACAAATGGGTCACTTTTAATTATTGAATTTGCATTTGAAAAATTATATAACTCCCTGTCAGAAATTTGAGATTTAGTGATAAATGATACCTTTTGAATATTATGGATGTTTTTTATTTCGGTATCTGAGAAAACTATAATTTTTGTGATATTTGTATTTAGAGAGTTATGTCTTAAACAATCCCAGAATTCTCCACTATAATTGCTTAAAATATCTTTTTTTATATTTGTTAATAATATCATAAACTATATATAACTAGATATAACACTTATATAAAATGATTAACTTAAAGAAATATAATTACTTTACCGGAGACATTAATTGTGTCGCTCGTGGTGTTTCTGATATTGTCAATTTCTTTGAATTAGCCGGTCATAATTATTTGGTGCTTACTCCTCCTAGGGTCGATACAGTGAATAAGACTGTGGAACTTTGCCTCTATCACTATCTAAGTAATAAATTGGAATTTAATAACTTTGATGACTTCAGAGAAAAAATATCAGAGAAATCAAATCTTTTTAGAGTTGATTTGCTAGTTTTTGATTTTTGGTCACTTAATAGAACTGAACTTTTTCTTTATATTTCAGAAATACAGAAGTTAAATGTCGATTTTATCATTGTGGCCAAAGAATACCACTACAAAACTGGAGATGACGTTAATGATTTTCTAATCAGAACAGAGTATAAAGACTTTAATAGAAGCGATATTTGGTTACATGATAAGATAAATGGCATACAATCTACTATCGACTCACTTAGATTGGCCTATATAAGAGATAAAAAAATCGAACACCTTTTTACAAAATAAAAATCAGAAAATGAATATAAAAGAAAAATTTTTACAATTGACTACCAAAACCTATCCCCATGGAACCGAGAGTGAACTTATTTGTCATCTACCAGAGGGTTATTTAGGAGATGGATTTGGAAATTTTTACATCAAAGTAGGTGAAAACCCCACCACTATGTTTACTTGTCACTTAGATACCGCCTCTGCATTTAACCAACCAGTTAACCATGTTTTTGTGGATAATTTTATTAAAACTGATGGGTCTTCTATCTTAGGAGCCGATGATAAAGCTGGCATGGTGGTTTTGCTAAATATGATTGAATCTGGTGTTTCTGGTCTTTATTTCTTTTTTGTTGGTGAAGAACGGGGTTGTATCGGGTCTTCTAAGTTGGCTGAAAATTGGGAAATATTTGATCCAAAAAAAACAATCACAAAATGTGTTTCTTTTGATAGAAGGGGAACCAGTTCTGTCATCACTGAGCAAATATATGGTCCTTGTTGTTCAATTGAATTTGCAACGGCGCTTAGTCGGATGTTAAATGAAAAAAATGATAATTTTAATTATAGACCTGATCCAACTGGAATTTATACCGACTCTGCACAATTTACACAATTGATTTTGGAATGCACAAACATATCTGTTGGATATTACAACGAGCATTCAGTTTCAGAAAAACAGGATATCAAACACTTAGAACAACTTTGTGATGTAGTTTGCAAAATCGATTGGGAAAGTCTACCGGTGGTTAGAGTCCAGGTTGCTGGATCTGGCGATTATTATTAAACTCTGGTAAACTGTAAATAAACAGGATTTGAGATGTTGTTAACTTATCTATATTCCATCCCCTTTCTTTACAGATTTTTTTCAAAGATTTTTCTGTTTGCAGAATTTTAAGATTTTTTTTTGTTTTATCTGTTTGCATATAGTATATATCTAATAGCTGGGTTCTTATAAGTTTATAAACCCAACAAACTTTACTTTTTTCTATATAACGGGTATGCTAGACTATAATAAATTAAAAGCTGAAGAGACCATAACCACACAGAATTTCTCACAGAAAAAATTCAATCATTATGTATTACAGCACAAGATAATGTTACGTTGTTGTTCCTCTTATTTTATGTGGGTACTCACTATGGCTATATTCTTAGCTTATCCCTTTATCTTATGCAACTCGGCGTCGATGTATGCATTTTTTATATTCTGTCACTTTATTTTTTGGAAATTTTGGGGAGAAAAGGCTCATAAAAAAGATTTTAGTGACTTAGTTTTAGAAGTCGAGATGGTTTTGGAAATTTTAGAGGAGCTAAAAAAAGAAAAATTTCCAAATAGTAAGTAATTTTTTTGAACATTGTAAACAAAATTAAACCAACCTAATAAAATCCGTAATGCCTGAAATTGCCGAATTAAAAATAATGTCTGACTATATTAATCAAAATTGTATAGGTAGAACTTTTAATAAATCATTTCATGTCTTAAGGGGAAATAATGCTGAACAATTTACGATATTTTCAGAATTTACAATTATTGCCGAATCATTTGGTAAAGAGCTAAAAATTAAGTTATGTGGCAAAGAAGGCAGTCAATCAATTTCAGTTTTTATGGGAATGTCTGGGAATTGGTTATTTACACCAACTGTAAATTGGTCTGAAAGAAAGTTTACTAGATTAAGATTCGATACTACTGATGGGCATTCGCTTCTTTTATATGGTTTGTACATGGGTCCAAAATATAAAATTGGCGGATTTACCGGTGTTAAGCGGGGACCTGATCCAACAAAAGAATTTGAACATTTCAAAAATAACATTTTAGAAAATCTAAATAAGACCCTCTTTAATTTACCGATTTGTGAGGCGCTACTAAATCAACAATACTTTAACGGAATTGGCAACTATCTAAGATCAACCATAATCTACTATTTAGACTGTAACCCATTCGAAGAAGCAAGAACTGTTATAAAATCAACTCCGAAAATATTAGATATGTGTAAAGACATACCAATGAAGGCCTATTCTTTAAATGGCGGTCAGTTATCTGATTGGACTAATCCATTTGACACTGATTATCATGAGTTTCAAAAATGGGTTTATTATCAAAAGGGAATTTCCTGTAAAGATAAATCCGGAAGGACTTTCTGGTTCAATCCAAAATGGCAGCACAGTTGTCCTTATGTCATTAAAAATAAAGTAATGGAATATGAAAAATAATGTCGATAGTCAATATTTTAGACTAATTAAACACATACTTGAAAATGGGGTGTTAAAGTCTGATAGAACAGGAACAGGAACATTATCTGTATTTGATTGGACTATGAGATTTGATATGTCTGATGGATTTCCGCTTTTAACATCAAAAAAAATGTTTATTAAAGGAATCATTCATGAACTAATTTGGTTTTTACGTGGAGACACCAACATTAAATATTTAGTTGACAACGGAGTCAATATTTGGACCGGTGATGCCTACAAAAGATATAAAAATTCTTTTGATGCAAATTCTGTCTCTCTTAGTAAAGAAGAGTTTTCTGATAAGATTAAAAATGACGATGATTTTTCAAACCAGTGGGGAGACTTGGGGCCCGTTTATGGTAGGCAATGGAGAAAAGTAAAAACTGATAAATTTACTAGTTTTTATAACAAGTGGGGATATGAAGATGAAAAACCGGTTTATATCGATCAGATTTCTGATTTGATATGGCAATTAAAAAACACGCCGGATTCCAGAAGACTGATGGTTTCTGCTTGGAACGTGGGTGAATTATCAGATATGTTGCTTCCACCGTGTCATTTTGGATTTCAATGTTATACATCTGAACTAACTCTAGAACAAAGAATTAAATGGTGGTGTGATTCACTAGGTAAACATATATCATATGGAGATGATTTAAATTTGGAGAAATTGGATGAACTGGGAGTTCCAAAAAGAAAGCTGGACTTAAAATGGTTCCAGCGTTCGGTGGATACATTTTTAGGTCTACCATTTAATATATCTTCATATGGTTTACTTTTACACCTTTTAGCAAAAGAGGTTAATATGATTGCCGGGGATTTAATTTTTAATGGCGGAGATTGCCATATCTACCTAAATCACATTGAACAGTGTAAGACTCAGATGAAACAGAAAACTTTCCAACTACCAAAATTGGAGTTAAGGGGTGCATCAATTTTTGAGTTAACTTACGAAGACATTAAAATTTCCAATTATCAATCATCTGATTCGATAAAGGCTGAATTGTCAAATTAAAAATAAAAATAAAATTATGAATTTAGTAAAATCAGATTACAGACAACAACTGGTAGATATTATCAGAAAAATTGACACAAACGATATTTCAGACGATGTCGAAGTTATTGCAACATCCAAAGTAGTTGATGAACAAAAGGTCTATATTTGGATTCGGTTACACCTCAATCAAGAAAACAATAATACCCTACCTGGAGACGATGTTGAGATTAAATGGACTCCTTCTGGTGAGACATTGACCACTAAATTTGTTTGTTTTGGAAAGAGTGGTTTAGAAAGAGACCATTTGGGTCAAGTGACTAATTATAACCCTGATGATGATAGAAGAATTCTTTGCCTTATGGTAGATGAAAACGAGATTAATTTCTCTAACGACATTCCTTTTATAAGAACTCTATTTAAAACAGGAAGACATTACGACTATCAGTTGGTTAAGAGGGCAGAACTTCTTTTTGTTAATAAAAAAAATCAGCAAGTCTTAGATTATTTTGATTGTGATTTTTGATTTACTTTAAGAATTGCTTGTCAAACTCTGTCAGTGAATCCATTCCTTTCTCTAATATTTTATCTAAAATAACATCACAGTTGCACATTTGTAATTTGAAATTAGTCATTAAATCCTGAATTTTCTGACTAACTGACTGACCAGATTGGTCAAAAAAATCCAAACAAATAGCATTATCGAAAAGAACATCCTGTGAGTGGTCAACCACTTTTAAAATTTTACAACCAATAGTGTCGACGAGGCTTTCAAAGATTTCGTATTCTAAGTCGCTTACAATCATCATAATTGACTGTTTTTCGTTGAAGACAAATTCAACAGAATCAACTTTTGAAATAGATACTAATTTCCATCTATCAAAATTTTTAATTTTATTGTTGATTTTGATATCAACCACTTCTGGTGAATTGTTTAAGAGGACTTCTAAAAATTTCATATCACAAATATAATCATTTTTTTTATTAAAACAATAACAATCGTCTAATTTATTTATATAAAAAATAAAAAATTAATAAACGTGCTAGTTGAGACGCAATATTTACCAAATAGTAAAAAGTTAGTAGTCAGTTTTGTTGACAAAAGCGGGGATATTAAGTTAAAGTATTTCAATTGGGACAATCCTATGAAGTACGTCTCATGCGAGGATACTGATCCACAAAAACACCCCCAATTTAGATCCTGGGATGGAAAATCGGTAAAGCAGATAGAAGTCTCACAGCCTGATAGATATGCTGTCTATGAATTTTTAGATTCGCTACCAGAAGAAGAAACATCTGAAATTTTTGAATTCAACTTGCCAAAAATTTATTTTATTGATATTGAAACTGAGATTATAGATGGATTTCCTGAAGCGGCTGACGTTAAAGACGCAGCGGGAAATGTGGTTAAAGAGGGGGCTATTACTCAAGTATTGTCAATATCCATAGTTTATGAAGATAAAATTATTTTGCTTGGTCTAAAAGATATGCCTGATGATATGCAAAATAGAATTATCACCAACACTAACAAATATTTTGAAAAGTTTGGAACAGAATATAAATTCAAGTATGTAAAATATGAAGATGAGTTCGAGATGTTGCATGCCTTTTTTTACAAAATGGTTCCAAAAATGCCGCTTCTAACTGGTTGGAACTTTATAAATTATGACTGGGTCTACCTTGTTAATAGGGCCAGAAAAATATCTAAATGGGTCAATGGTAGAGAATATACTATAAATCCGGCCGTTTCTTCATTTACTAAAAGAATTACTAAAATGTGGGGTAACGAATGTGAGGTTCCTGCGCATAGAATGATATTCGATTACATGCAACTTTATGAAATTTGCGACACATCAATTAAAGTTAAAGAATCATCGTCATTGGATTTCGTGTCACATAAATTAGTGGGAGTTGAAAAAATTAAATATACTGGTTCGCTTCAAAAACTATATGAAGATGATTTCGAGACGTTTATGTATTATAACGCAGTTGACTCGGTGTTGGTTCAAAAAATCCACGAGTCTAGAAATTATATTTCCATAATCTATGCGATTTCTTCGCTGGCTAAAATTCGAATAGTTGATGTTGTTTCTCAAATGAACAACGCACTTGGTTCTTTAGCCATCACAGAAGGAGTTTTAAGAAATAAGTTTAGAAAAATGGATAATATTGTTCTTTTCCGTGATGAAAAGGGTGATGCTGAATCAACAATTGCCGGTGGGTGGGTTAAAGACCCTGTTGTTGGTATGAACCAGTGGGTTGTTACTTATGACTTTGCATCACTTTATCCTACAACGCAAAGACAGTTTTTTATTGCTCCTGAGACTTTTGTTGGTCTCCAAGATGAAAAAGATAAAACTAAATGCACAAATGGTAGACCTATCGATAGTGAAAAACATGTGCTTTGTGTGAACGGTGTTGTATTTGAAAAAAGAAAATCCCCAACTCTAAGAATGCTTGAAGATGTTTATGCTGATAGAAAAAAGAATAAAAAAATTATGATGCAAAAAAAAGAAGAGTTGAAAGAAGTTCAGGATCAGATAAAAAAATTAGAATCCGAAATTTAATAAAAAAAGAATTAGGAGTTAATATATAGATTGTATAAAAATACAATTTATTTTATGAAAGTTAAAAATTATTCCAACTACTCTAAATTATATGAGTCTAAATTAATAGAAAGTAGATTCTTATCTGAGGAAAATATTTCTGTTGAAGATATAATCAAACCTATCGAGGGATTAATTACCGAAGAGCTTATTGGTAAGTGGTTAAAGGACAAATACCAAAAAGGAAAAGCCGCTGTAAAATCAGTTATTAGGGGTGTCGGAGATGTTATTTCAAGAGTATTTAATGGAGTTGTTAATTTCTTCAAAAACTTTTCAATTAAAAAGTTAATTTCAGCCGTTTCTCAAAAAATCAAAGAAATAGGATCTGGCATGTTTCAAAAGGTAAAAGACCTCCTAAGTGGATTTAGCGATTTTATTGTAAGAAATGGACTTTGTGATGAAAATAACCGACCTAATTTCAAAAATATCTGGGCATACCTTTGTAGGAGTGCAAAAAATTTAGTGGATTGGTCTAAAGAAGGATTTAGTGAAGATAAACTTCAACAAGTGGGGAATAATGTTAGGATTTCAGAATCTGCTAACGACATAGGTGATGATGAAATACACCATTATGGCATGTTTGAAAAACTGGCTTATGCATTAGGAATCAAAAATGCTAGATTTAACGGAGTGGTTTCACAGATTGTAAAAAAAGGAACCATTGGTTTAATCATTATGGGCATCCTAAAATTAGCCGGTATTTCATTAGCTGGTGTGTTGGCCGGGATGAGTCCAATTTTGATGGCAGCAATTGGTGGTATGTTACTTATGGCCGGCTTAATTATATTGGCTATTTGGATATGTAAGCCTTATCCAACGGTTGAGGATTGTCTGGCGTATCTGGGTAACTATTTTTCCAATAAATCTAAAGAAGAATACATATCATCTGATGACATTGAAGAAATTTCTAATGATTTTGAAGAGGTTATTGACGAAAAACCAAAAGTTGATTCTCAATCATTGAAGTCTATTTATCCAGAAATGATTAAAAATCTACAATCTCTTAAAAGTATGATTATTTCTTTTGGTGGCGTTGGATTAGAAAATGACGAATTATCTAAATCACAGGGTATTAAATCAAAGTCTAATAAAGTTACAGCAAAAAATATGTCTGTAGTTGGGGAGTCCATTAAAAGTTTTGCAATTTTTGAAAAAGAATTTTCAAAACAACCAAGAAAGGTAACAATTACTGCTGCTGAAGACTATCTTGTTCAAGCTTACAAGAATATCCAAAAATCTATGAATAATATAGTTGACCAAAAAGATAAAGGAATTGGAGTAACAGAACAGTTTATAGATGATATACTTCAGAAAAAATTAGATAGTCCTTCTAAGGATGTTATCAAATCACTATATAATGATATCTACGAACACCTTTATGGTAAATACTCTAAAACACTGCCTGATTTTGGTCCTTTATATAAAGAAAGTATTGACATCATATCTGATAAAAATAAGAGAAAGGTAGTGGCTGAAAAAATGGCTCGACTGGCAAAAAGAACTCTACAATTCGAAGGTGAAAACATGTATTCAGCACTTGGAGAATTTGGAGCCGATATGAAAGACTTCAATACCTCACTTAAAAAAATAATGGAGTATTACAAAAGTCAAGATTCGGTGAGTGAAATGTTTTCATTTAAAAAATTTACAAAATAATATGAACAGAATAATCAAGTTTGATGAATTTACCACTGAGGGATTGGCTTCTTTTGGAGCAAAGATGAGAAGAACAGTTACTGGTCAATCTGCTGGTGATGAATTAGATAAACTTCCTCAGAGTGATTTGACTAAATTGAGAAATCTTTATATTCAAGATCCTACTGAAGCTGCAAAATATCTAAGAAGTATAATTATTAGAGAAAAAAATAACCAATTTGGTATTGGATTGGCACTAACGGTTGCCGGGGCGGCTTTAATTTACAAAGCTTTTACTACCGAGCCTCCGGTTCCGAAACCAGATGTAAAAGGCAGGTGGGTTGAATTTAAACCAGGAGAAGGAGAGACCCAATTTTTGAATAGACAATTTGGGTCAGATTTAGGACCTGATTCTAAATTGAGTGATTTCACTGATGTGGTTGCTCAAAAAATGGGAAATGGTAGTTATGAAGAAGGTTGTCAAAATTTAGTAGCTGGTCTGAAAACTGGTGGTGAAAAAGAAACCGTTCTTGCAAATCTGTTGAAACTTCAAAATATGGACCAATCAGCTCCACTTGGTGACGTATTTAGTGGAGAACTTGGACCACATGGTGGTTTAGCTTGGGGTGACTTGGGTGGTGAAGTTTTTATACCAGAATAGATAAAATATTTTGATAAGTTATTTTTTTTAATTATATTTGTTAAAATCTTTTAAGTGAAAAAAATACTTATACTTTTAGCGGTCATTTTCTCTATTTATATCATTTTTATAAAAGATGAAATCGAAAAAAAACTAATTCCTGATATTGTTTTAGTTAGTCTAAATTCTACCGGTGGTTCACATCTTGATACACTTCAAAAAAAACTGAAAAAACTTGGATTTATCTGCACAATAGATAGTCCAAAGTTTACAGATTATAATAATTTTCTCTATTTACCATCCGAAGCTCAAATGGAGTTTGGAAATGACACATTCTTTTATTATGACAGTGACGAGCCAATTACAGTTTATGTTACCAACTCAGAGTTGGTGGACAACGGAGTTGGCATTCGGGGAATATGCTACGGTAATCAAATTTACGCACATAACAGTGAGAAACTTTGTGAAACAACTGTTCATGAAATCTTACACAGTTTTGGCTTAGAACATTGCAATAATAGGTGTATTATGAACTCTTCATCGGAATTTAGATGGAATGAAAAAACGGATAAACCCCTATTGTGTAGTGATTGCCTTTCTAAAACACCTTTACGGTTTTAAATATTAACTGTGGCATTTTTTCAGAAACAACTCTTTTTGAGTCTCTTAGATACTTTGAGTTATCGTCATAAAAAATTACTTCATTGAATTTGAATTTTTTACTAATCTCACATATTTTTTCACCTTTCCACACACCGGCTCTAACTCTTCCATCCGGACACATCCAAAGGCCAAATTTTGGATATTCTAACCCAGAATTTTTTAAAACCGTTTCTATTTTATCTCTCATACTTTCTGGTCTAGCGGTAATGATGCATTTATTTTCTACTTCTTTATAAATTTTGGATATATTTTTAAGTCCTGTTGGTAGACTTTCATCTAAGTAAGTAAATTTATCGGGTTGAACTAAATATAATCTAGCGCCTTTTCTAACCCAGTTTTTTGTTTCAGAGAACACATTTAACGGGTCTTCTAAAAATATCCGACCATCTTGAGTTTTTAACTTTGATTTATTATTGCCAATTTCAGAAAGAGCAATATCTACTAAATCCTTGACGGCGTTGTTTTCAAATATAAATTTTTTTGCAACATCTTCCCACTTTGGTGTTTCAAATAAAGTGTCATCAAAGTCAAATGCATGGAGTGTGTCTGAAACTTTATTGAATTCGTAGAATTTCTCAATTTTTGCCATCAATACATTCTTTTATTTCAAATTGTTCTACGCAAGTCATATAAATGTCTTCAACTTCTAAAGTTTTGAGACTTTCAGACGAGTCTATAGACCCATGTATATCACTTAGAGTTTTATAAATCATAAATTCGTCATACTGTGGGACAAATTGCATAGGTAAAATCGATTTTTATTATATATTAAATTTTAAATTTTTTTAAATTATTTTAATAAAACAAAAAAATCAGTTTTTAACTAAAATATATATGTTATAAAAAATAAAAAAAGATATGAAATACGTAAAAACTTTTGAATCACACTCTAAAGGCATGGAGGCGCAACAATTACTTGATGCACCATCTGGTTTGACGCCGAATTCACCTGAAATAGAAAAAGCTACTCAAAATTTGGCTAAAAGCAGAGGACTAGACACAGACGAAGTCTTAGATGTCCAAGATGAAATTAAAATGATTCCAACAAAGACAAATGAAGAAGAAGAACCGTTCACATTGTTATCAGCTGCTATATTTGTAGCTGGAGCGGCAATTATAACCGCTTGTGGATTTGGTAGCGCTGCATTGACTGCAAAGAAAGGTCTTAAGATGGTGGTTCAGGAAGAAGCTGAAAAGAGAGCGAAAGAAATAGTAGAGAAGAATCCAGAGGCTGCTAAAGATTTAGATTCGTTATCTCAGTCTATTTACGACAATTTAATGAAAGATAAAGAATTTATCAAAAAAGTGAAATCGGAATGGAGCAAGGATGCGTTAATAAACAAAGGTGGTACAAAAGGTGGCATTACCTTTGGAACTGCTGGTAGATACTAATCTAAAAATCAGTTTTTAACTAAAATATATAAGTTATAAAAAATAAAAAAAGATATGAAATACGTAAAAACATTCGAAAATTTCAACTATGAGCCAACAAATGAAGGTTTATTGTGGGGAGAAGGCTCCATATGGTCTAAATTAGGAAGTATGTGGAAAAACTGGAAAAGTAAAAAAATGCAACAGGGAGCAAAAATGTTCGAAGAAATTATTAAGAAAAATCCTAAATTAAAAGAATATTGGGACAAAAATGTTCAACCCATGTTTGATAAACTAAATCCAAAGGATGTAGATGATTTATCAGCTAAAACTCAATCATTTAAAGGTGATGAGCCACCAGCGGATTTATCACAAACGGCTGAAGAATTAGTTAAAGTTCAAGCACAGGCAGAATCTCTTAGGGGTCATAAAGTTGGCACAAAAATTTACGAAGCATATTCACTAATTTTAGAAGAGATTGAAGATAAGAAAGTTTCAACTGCAAAAAGAATAATGAATTGGTTTGGAATTGGGGCTCAGTATACTGGTGTTATTAGTTCACTTCTTGGTGCTATTCTTTATGCAGTAAATACTGGCCTTGTTGTTGCAACTGGAACAGGTCTGTCGATTATAGCAGGACCTCTTATGTTAGGAATGTTATTTGGCGGATTAGCTTTGGGAATCGCGGGTCTTATCGCTACAAAGGGAAAAACAAAAGGAGAACTTCGAGAAGAAGGAGGTCTTTAATTTTTTATAAATTTGAAAAAAAAGAGGTGAAATTATTCACCTCTTTTTTTTTTCACTCTTTCCAATTCTTCAGCCATGTATTCTGGAGTCAATCCCGCTTTAACGAGAGCTCTCTCATTCAAGAAATAACAAGATACCAAAATAACCAATTGTAAAAACAGACCAATTGAACTAATTTGAAATACTAAGTTGAAAATGTCTACAAACAAAGATAAAAGTTTCAAAAAAGAAAATACTATCAACACGAACACAATGTGATGAATAGATTTATAATATTTGAAGTAGAATATTGATAGATTTTTCATATTTTTTGTGTTCTAAATGTTTATTTATACAAATATAGATTATTTCTTCTAATTATCAAAAATTTTTTGAAAAAAAATAAGTTTGAAAAAAGAATATATAAGTTAAGAAAAAATAAAAACTATGAAGTATATCAAAACCTACGAAAACTTTACCTATTCTTCTCTGAACGAAGAAGAAGAATTATTTAAAGGTGTTAGAAAATTACTAGGCAGAGAGTCTGATGAAGATTTGAAACCACTAAAAGACAAGTTCGACGCTGAAATGGTAAACATTGAAAAACAAATTTTAGCGAACATGCAAAACCCAGAAAGTAAAATTAAAATAAATCAAGACCCTATTGGTATTGCTAAGGAGTTAGGAGAAGACAATAAGAGAGCTCAATTGATCGGAAAAAATCCATATGTTGAGTTTGACGCTGTGGCTAAGTCTTGGCCTATTAACAAAGAGAGCTTAAATAAAAAATTAGAATGGACAAAATCAGCCTCTATAGTGAACAGCCCTTCTCAAATTCTACAGGTTGATTTTATCAAAAAGAATGGTTGGTTTGATTATAAGACCGGTCAATATTCTACCCCGGAAGAAATGAAGGGTAAAGAATTAGAGACTCTAAAACAAACTTGGAACTTCATAAAAGAAGATTTGCAAAAAAAGGCAAGAGAACTAAAATACCAAGGAATATTTGAACCTAGTATGTTATTGGGTAAACTTATGGAACTGGGTGATAAAAAAATTGTAACCTTTAAACCAGGCAATGAATATGATGGTAAAAAATACTGGAATATTTGTTTTGAAGAATTTGGTGAACAAATTGGTGTATCAACAGCTAGTGGGGGATTCCACGGGTGATAAAAAACCTCATTTTTTTAGTTTAATAACAAATATAATATTGGTTAATATAGATAAACTTTAGAACTATTTCTAATATAAAACCTGTATGTCATTAAAAAAAGACCTTGGTCTTTATAAGCCAAGAAAAGAACAAAAAGAGGCACTTAGTTTTATTGATTCTGAATACCAGAAAAATAAATTAAATAAGTTTTTTCTACTAAATATGCCTGTTGGATCAGGTAAAAGCCATTTGGCCTTAATGATTGCTGATTGGTTTAGAAGAACTGTTGATAAGTCATCTAAAATAGATATCATCACCAACTCTAAAATTCTTCAAAATCAATATTCTGATACTTATCAATCGATTTGCGACCTAAAAGGAAAAGAAAATTATGAGTGTGATGCCTATTCCTGCTCCTGTGCACAGGGTGCTGAATTTAATAGGCTAAATAAAACTACTTGTGAAAGTTGTCCGTATGCTTATGCAAGGGAAAGTTTTATTTCTGGTGGAATTTCTTTGACAAATTTCTATCTTTACATACTCTATGCAATTTATAATCCAAAATTAATAGAAAATAGAGGTTCTCGAGTGTTAATTGTGGACGAGTGTCTACACCCAGAAACTGAGATAACTCTTTGGGATAATTCTACTAAAAAAATTAAAGACATACAAGTTGGTGATTTAGTGAAAACTATTAATGAGCAGTCTGGTGAAATAGAAAATAAACCCGTCGTTAAGTTGCATCATAATTTGAATAAAGGGGCCCAGATGTATGAAATCGAAATGAATAATGGAGACATTTTGAGAATAACAGGTAATCACAAAGTCAAAATATCTGATGGTAGTTGGAAAAAAGTAGAGGATCTGAATGAAGATGATGAGATTTTATATATAAATGAAAAAATCGAATCACATGAATTTGACAGTCATGCAGAAGGATGAGATTTACGATTTTCTATCATCTTGCAAAGAAAAATTTATCTATAAAAAAAAAGAATCTGACGCCATATCGACTTTAAATTTTTTGATAAGTAAATTTCAAAAAAATTTGATTTTTGAAAGCCATCAACATTGCTTCAATTATTTAACAGAACACTGGGATAAGAAGTGTAAAAATGAAAACTGTTATAGTAATAGAAAATTGACTTCACTGTTTCCCAATAGACAAGATTATATAAACGTTAATCAAAAATATGGAATTTATAAATTCTGTGAAAATCCAGACTGTAATTATAAATCTATATCAAAAAGACAAATGGGAAAAAATAACACTTGTCATAGAATGACAGAGGAAAGTTTTAAATCAATGTGTGATAAAAACTCCAAAAAAATGAAAAAAAACATTAGAGAAGGTAGATTTATCCCAAACGTTACAAATAGTTGGGCAAACTCAAAATGTGAGGTTCAATTACAAAGGGGGGACGAAGTTGTCAAAATCAAAACTAGATCTAGTTGGGAAGCCTATTTTCAATTATTCAACACTAATTTATTATATGAGAAACTAATAATACCTTATCAATATCTTGGAGATGAGTTTAATTATATTGTCGATTTTGTAGACCTCAAAGATCGGATATTATATGAAATAAAGCCTCTATCTAACAAGGATAACGATAAAGTAAAAAGTAAAATCTATTATGCTAAAAAATGGTGTAAACTAAATGGTTATAAATTTATATTAATTACAGATAAGTGGTTTAAAAAAAATTACAATCCTGAATTATTAAAGGGGCAGCCATGTGAGAAGAAGGTTATTAAAAATTTGAGACAATTTAGAAATGAAAATAAAAAAAATTAGTAAAATAGACTACACAGAAGATGTTTATAATCTACACATAAAGGATAATCATAATTATTTTGCCAACAATCACTGTGTTAGCAATTGTCATGATTTCGATGATGTTATGTCTGATTTTATCACAATTAAAATTACCGAAACGGTCATCAAAAAGTTTAAATTCTCAAATGAGCGTGAGATAATTAAAAAACTAAAATCAACCGCTTCCATTTTAGACTATGTAGAGTTTCTTAAGTATATCAACTTAGAAATTAGCGAAACTATGACCGATATGGAAAGAGGTATGTCAGGAGTGATAAGGTCATCAAAGTCAGACAAAAGAGATCTAAAATTGTCTAAAGTCTTAAAAACTGGAAATCCAGATGTTAAGATAATGAATTTAATCACCGACTTAAAGCAATATCAACTTAAAATTGAAGTTTTCTTAAAGGAGTATAAAGAAAATCCTAATAATTGGGTCTTAGAATCAAATTGGAATGAAAAAACAAAACAAAAAGAATTATCACTTGAGCCAATCTGGGCTTACGACTATTTAGATAAATATGTTTTTTCACACTATGATATGGTTTTTTTGATGTCGGGAACAATACTGGATAAAAATTTATTCTGTCAATTAAATGGACTTGATGTATCAAAAGCCGTATATTATTCAATACCTTCACCTTTTGCTAAAAAAAATAGACCAATCTACTATATGCCGATTGGTAAAATGTCATTTAAGTCTAAAGAAGAAACTTTTAGAAAATATATTCCTTACATAAATAAACTACTTGACAAGTATAAAGAGCAAAAGGGTATTATTCACACCAATTCCTTTGAATTAGCTAATTGGATTCAGTCGTCTATTAAAAATCCAAGACTGATATTTCATGACTCATCTAATAAAGATGAAATGTTAAGATTACATATGGAATCAGAAGAACCCACCGTAATTGTAAGCCCGTCTATGGATACTGGTGTCAGTTTTGACAACGATTCGGCTCGTTTTCAAATTATTGCTAAAATTCCTTATCCCAGTCTTGCATCTCAAAAAAATAAATTAAGACAAAAAAATAACCCGGATTGGTATAGTTGGAAAACCGTTTCTGGTCTGATACAAATGACTGGAAGACCGGTTCGTTCTGAAATGGATTATGCTGATACTATTATTATTGATGGTGGATTTGGAGATGTTATTAAACACTCTTCTCAATTTTTACCAGATTGGATTCAAGAAGCTATTAAAAAAGTAAATGTTAAGATTGAGGCGTAATTAAATTAATTAGTCATGAAAAATTATCGTATGAATTTTTTATTTCTTTTAGTCTCTCTCTCGCTTTAATCTTTTGACTCATCTTCTTTCTCTCTTGACTCTATCGCATCTTCAATTGCTTTTCCTCTGGCCAATTCCCACTCTGAGAGTTTTTTATCGCCATCTAAATCTGCCTTTTCTGGATGTTTAAGTCCCGATTCTTTATAGGTTACTTTTTTTTGTTTTTTATTTTCGGAAATAAAACTTTTGAAGGATTTAACACTTTCAATTTTCAATTGAGATTCGTCGCCCCAAGACCTCTCATCATCGGTTTTAGTGATTTCATTGCTTTGGTCATCTGTTTTTAGAATCACATTATTGGTTTCTTCTTCAGCTTCACATGGCTCGCATTCTTCTTCTTCAGAGATTGCTCTGTCATGGTCATCGTCAGTTGATGGGTCTTCTTGGCTGTCAAACATTTCTGAAGAAAACCTTGGTCCCAAGTCATAATCTTCAAATTTCTTTACGTGTCTCATATTATATTTAGTATTTTTATTCTTTATATATTAAAAAAATATTTATTTTTTATGATATTTAATATATAAAGAAATGTCATTACTTAGTTATTTACAATTTATTGCAGAGTCAAAAAGTGAAGTCGAGCTTCCGACCATATTCTTGAAAGATTTTTACCACAAAATTCAAAAGATTAAGTCACCTATCACCGACGAATTTAATCGAATTTATGACTTTGGTGATGCTATGTGGAAGCGACCAAGTAAATGGACTTTTATTGGTGAATCTAATCAATCAGATAAAGTGGTATTTAGTGAAAGTTGGAGAATTAAAGACTGGATTATTGCGACTTACGGAGACGCAGCCGACTGTGAAAAAATGATGCAACAAATGACACACCCCAATTCACAAGATGAGATTATATCTAACTCACCGCGTGTTGAAATGAAAGTAGGTAGATTTATAAGGGGATATTTCAAAGACCAGTTTTCAGATTCAGAAATTGAAAATTTTGTAAATCAGTGGAAATCACTTGAAGAAAATATAGAATTTGAAATCTGGACTGGTTCAGATATTAAAAATGGGTATCTTTCAAGAAAGTACCACTTTAATGATTATGATAGAGGCATTAACCCACTTATGAATTCCTGCATGAATGACACCTCGTATATTTCCTTTTATCAATATTGGCCAAGTGTTAAACTATTGGTGTTATTGGATCAAAAGAAACAGATTCTTGGTCGAGCCTTAATCTGGGAGGATTATATGGGTAGAAAAATCATGGACCGAATTTACTATGTTTATGACAAAGATTATTTTCATTTTGTAAGATGGGCAAAAGAACATGACTACTATTATAAAGAAAAAAATACTGGTTTAATTAGTTTTATCAAAAACGATGGTGTAGAAAGATTAAAAACGAGAGTAAAAATCATGAACGCTTTTCTTTTTCCTGAAGAAGAATACCCGTTTATGGATACATTTTGTTACATACAAGATGAATGGGCCTATAACTATGAACCTGAGGGTTTATATTGGAGATTTCAAAATACAGACGGAACTTATGACGAAGATTTTTATCAGTAGAAAATAATATATACCTCTATGTCAATAAAAAAATTTGCCGACTTTAATCATTCTGAAATTTTATTGGAGGATTTTATCCAATCACTTTGGCAAAACGTCAATGAATCTGAAGACCAGAAAAGTGAAGAAGATTCGGTGTATAAAAGGATAGAAAAAAAGGTCTTTTCTGACTTAAAATTAGATACTAAACTGGTGTTTACTTTTGGGGCTGGAATTGGGGCCCTATATCCGGTGGTGATGCAGATGTTAGAAAACATGTCAATTTTTAACTTTGAGCTTTCAAAACAATCAGCGGTTTTATTAACAATTGCCGCTATTACCATTATTTACCTGGAAGAAAAAAAATCTAAAAGTTCAGAAGAAGAAGACCGTCTCACCAAAGACTCGCGGTCTATGTTAGAGGAGTTAAGAATGAGAGGCATAGGCGACGGTATTGTAAAAAAGGTGATTAAAGCACTTACTGGAATTAAAAACATTTTTTCTAAAATTGGAAAACACTTAGGAGCGGCTATTGGTGGAATTATCGATATGTTTTCATACACTGCAATTTTAATTCCAATAATAAATGCTGTTCTTAAAATAATTGTAAAATACGATATGGGAGTTGATGAAATGATTTCTAATTTTTTCATCTTGTCAACTGGTATAGTAACTAAAATTGCAAAACACGGTATGGTAGAGGTTCTCAGAATGTTAAAAAAACTAATAACTCCTTCAACTGAAAAAGATATAATTGATGAAATAGAAACTCCGGTTGTTCAAAAATTTGGAGATTTTACACATGGTATGTTAGATAGCGAAACTGACGGTGAGCCAATTAATGAGCAGTAGAGACTAAACCAGTTTTCATTTTTTTATATAATAAAGACATAGAAATATAAAATAATGACACCTCAGCTTGAAAAAGTTTTTTTTAATTACGTTTTACAGTATAAGAAATACTTTGATATTGTAAAGCCTCACTTTTTTAGAAACTCTCAAATTCAGTTTGTCTATGGTGTATTAAGAAATTATATTTTAGCTCAAAGCGACAGTAAGATACCAACGGCTAGACAAATTTTAGATATGGTGTCTTTAGAAGACAAAGAGGGTCAAATTACAAAAGAAATACTTAAATCAATTCTGCAAGTCAAACTTTCTGAATACGATGAGAAAAACTTTATTGAACCAAAATTCAATGCCTGGGTGCTTTCTAACCGGCTTAAAACCGGAACCGTTGATATTATTGATGAAACTAGAAACTTAGACCAAATATCTGATTTTGATAAGGCTGTAGAAGCCGCCGATAGAATTAAGTCAATAGTAGATGAAATGTCATCAACTAATTTTGTGCAAGATGATGACATGGGTTCTGATTTTGATGATCCAGAAAATCATGTTCAGGACTCATCAAAGTTTAAGATAAAATCTGGATTCGAAACTTTAGACCATATGCTTGGTGGTGGTTGGGATATACAAACCTTAAATTGTATCATGGCAGAGACTAACAACGGCAAATGTTGTCATTTTGTCAGTAAAATTGTCTTAAAAAATAAGAAAAATGACAAAATGTCAATTCGTGATTTCGGAACACTATTCTCCGAAATTAGTAAGGGGATTACAATGACTAAGCGATAATTAATGCATAATAGCTTGAATTGCTTGTCGCCTATCCTCAACCCATAAAATTGACACATTTATCTAAAAACTCAAAACAAACTATAGAAAAATGTATAAAATTCATTAATGAATAATTTAGATAATTTTGAAATAATTGAAGCAGATAGTCTTCTGAGTGGCAAATATGATAGACCCCTTTATGACAAATTCATCGAGGCTTATGAGGTTAAGGATTTGCAAGTGCTGACACCAAATGGTTGGGTTGATATTGAGGGTATTGGAAAAACAGTAGAATATGACGAGTGGGTAATTCAAACATCTGGTGGTAAAGAGTTGATTTGTGCCGATGAGCACTTGGTATATAGATGTGATAATTTAAATTTCCTCGATAAAAAGTGTGACCTGACTGAGTTGTGCACTAAAGATTTAAGTTGCGGTGATTTTATTATGACAAAAGACGGCCCAGAAATGGTTATGGGTATTGGATTAACTGGTCAAAAGTCGCACATGTATGATATTCAACTTTCCAGTGGTTCAAATAAACAGTATTACACCAATGATATTTTAAGTCATAATTCACTTTGGATGCAAAATTTCGCCTTCAAATCAGCCGACGCCGGATATAATGTGCTTTATATAACCTTAGAAATGTCTGAAAGAAAAGTTATGAAAAGACTAGGTGCTATGCGCCTAAAGATTCCCATTAATGATTATGACGCTGTTTCTAAAGACACCGATATGATCACCAAAAGAATTAGAGGCCTGGGTAGTATAAAAGAAGGTGGTGATATTTTTGATAAAAAAGTTGGAAAGATTTTTAGTAAATTTTGGGCAGCCGGAACAGCCACAGTATCAGATTTTGACTACTACCTGCAAAAGTTAAGGGACAAAAAAGATATCAAAATAGATTTAATAATTGTCGATTATATCACATTAGTTGCTGCTCCAAAGGGATTAGGCGGTGACAATCTTTATTCAAAGGGTAAGTCGTTAGCCGAGGGTTTAAGAGCATTAGGTGCAAAATATAAGTGTCCTGTGATTACAGGAGTTCAAGTGGCAAAAGATGCTTGGAACTCATCCGATATCACACTTGAATCGGTTCCTGAGAGTAAGGCGATAGCTGAAACTGCTGATACATTTTTTGCTATCATTAGAACCGAGGAAATGAAGCGTCAAAATATTTATAGATTTAAACTTCTAAAACAACGAGATGGTGATTTCTTAAAATCACAAATTAGGTTAAATTTAAATCCGACTTATCTGACCTTAGAAAATGATCAATTTTTAGATCAATAAACTAAATCTTATTTGGTTATATAAAATTAAAAATAATTTCATGGCTAAAAAAACGGCTAAAACAGAAGAAGATGATTTTGATGCAGATAATTTAGAAATGTCTTCTGAAAATGATTCTGAATTCATAGACAATGATAAGGTAGAAGATGATGTTGAACCTACGGATGATAACACACATTTAGATTTTTTAGATGATGGTGAGATAGATATTATAATTGAAATTGATGAAGATGACCTACAGATTACCGATCAGGAAATTGAAAAAAATGAGGATTCAACCGATGATATTATACTCTCAAAACACAAAATCGAAGGGAAACACTCATTAAAATACGATTCTATATTTAAGGGAAAAAAAGAAGATCCAATTGATGAAGAGTCATTTGAAGGATTTTCTACATATTATAAAGAATCAATTGAGGTTGATAAATCTTCTATTTATCATACCGAATCTATTGACAACGAGTTATATATTAGAAGCAAATTAGTCAAAGAAAGAGTTTATGAAGTTTTAAGTCAACACACTGAGATTAATTTTCTAAACAATAGAAGAAAACCTTCCAGAGTTGACTTTAATCAATATTATTCACTACTTAGAAAGCATCTTTCTGATGAGAGTTTTACTAATATTGAATTATTTAATGAGCTATCTGTTTATTTTTCTGATAACCTTTTTAATATGTTTAAATTACTAGACAACAATTGGAGAAATCTAATAATTGCAGAGTTGCAAAATCATATCGGAAAAAGCAAAAATTCAAAGGAAATCTCAAATAGAAACATCTATGTAGGAACTGAAATTGAATTTGTTTGGTTTGATTCTATTGTTGAAGAAGAAAAACTAATCACAGGAGTTGTTATAGAGACTGATTACCAAAACTCACTTTATAATGTCGATTCATTTGAGAAGATTTATGAGGTTAAACTGGTTGACATTACAAAAATTTTGAATAATTCTAAATTTAAGTATAATCTAAATAAACTAAACAACATAGACTTTTTATAAAAATGTTAGTAACAATTTTTTTAACAGACTATAAAAAATTTAAAAAAAATAGACATTTCTCCAACTCATTTTCTGATGAGAGAATATATATTTAACAAAAAAATAAGGCAATATGAATATAAAAGTAACTAAAAGAAACGGTAAAAAAGAACCAGTTATGTTGGATAAGATTCTTGATAGAATCAATCAACAAACTTATGGATTAGACCCAAAGTGGATCTCATCATTTGATGTGGCTCAAAAAGTTATAGCAGGTGTCACTCCTGATATAAAAACATCAACTCTTGACCAATTGGCAACAGAGACAGCTGCCTCGCTTACAACAAAGCACCCTGACTACTCTGTTTTAGCTGCTAGGCTGGCAATTACCGCGTTGCATAAAGAAACAAAAAAGTCTTTTTCAGATACAGTTTATGATCTATATAATTATATTAATCCTAAAACTGGTAAACATTCACCTATTGTTTCAGAATCTTTTTTAGAGATTGTTAAAAAAAATGCAGACGACTTAGATTCAGCCATTGTGCATTCAAGAGATCATAACTTTGATTATTTTGGTTTTAAAACTCTTGAAAAATCTTATCTTCTTAAAATAAACGGTGAGGTTGCTGAAAGACCTCAATATATGTATATGAGAACTGCTATTCAAATCTGGGGAGATAATTTACCAAAAGTTATTGAAACTTATAATACACTATCTGAAGGATATTATACCCATGCTACCCCAACACTATTTAACTCAGGAACTGGAAGGCCACAATTAAGTTCTTGTTTTCTTTTAGATACAGAAGATGACTCTATTGAAGGAATTTTCAACACACTTAAAGAATCGGCTCAAATTTCAAAAAATGCGGGAGGTATCGGTATTTCATTTAACAAAGTAAGAGCTAAGGGAACTTACATTGCCGGAACAAATGGTTCTTCTAATGGAATCATTCCTTTTTTGAAAATTTTTAACGAAACCGCCAGAGCTGTTGACCAGGGCGGCGGTAAGCGAAAGGGGTCAATTGCTATCTATATGGAGCCCTGGCACGCGGATATTATGGAATTTTTAGATCTTCGTAAAAATCAGGGCAAAGATGAGATTAGAGCAAGAGACCTTTTCTTAGCTATGTGGATGAATGACCTATTTATGGAAAGAGTTGATTTAGATGAAGATTGGTCACTTATGTGTCCACATGAGTGTCAGGGTCTAAATGAGACGTATGGCGAGGAGTTTAGACAACTTTACTTAAAATACGAAATTGAAGGTCGGGTAAAAAGAACTGTTAAAGCAAGAGAAGTTTGGAGTAAGATCTTAGAATCACAAATTGAAACTGGAACTCCTTATATCCTCTATAAAGACTCTATAAATGAAAAATCTAACCAATCAAATATCGGTATTGTTAGAAGTTCTAATTTGTGTGCAGAAATTGTAGAAGCAACAGGGAATACAAAAGTTCAATCTGAAATCTTAAAAAATAAAGAACTACTCGATTCACTGGGGCTGGGTGATTTTTTTGGAGAAGAGGTGGTAAATGAAACTGCTGTTTGTAATTTGGCGTCGGTGGCACTCCCTAAGTTTGTAAACAAAAATAAAACATATAACTTTAATAAATTATATGAAGTTGCTTATTTGGCTATTATCA